CTGCCTGCACGTTGTCACCGATGACGACAACTGGGGCAGCGCGGAGTTCGCACTGGGAGAGGCCAGAAGGAACGGTCACCCGGCCTGCATCGCCGCGGCCGAGATGATGGTGCAGATGACGGAGAGCCAGATCAGCCGGGCGGTGAAGCAGGTCAGCGACGCGCGGTACGCCGAGTTTCTGGCCGCCGCGGAAGGGATAGCGGCGGTTATGGCCAAGGCGAACAGCCGGGGGCCAGCGTAAGATCAACGCAGCAGCATGCCCAACCCGCCCATCCCGGACTGGATTAAGAACCGCCAAGTTGACACGGATAGTCAAGATGGTGAGCCCAACGAATTCGAACGCGAGGAAGCGAGGCTGAAGACCGCCAAGGCGGAGGCCAGAGAACGGGCGTTGGCGCCCCACAAGTGGCAGCCCGGGCAGAGCGGCAATCCTGGGGGACTGGCCACGACGGCCATGCTTCGCCGGGAGATGGTCAACAGCGAGGACCCCCAGCGGGTCAAGGCCATCTTGGACATGTTTTTTGAGCGGGCGTCTGACCCAGGCGAGACGACAAAGCAGCGTATCTCAGCCGGCACGGCCTACCTGAGCGTCATGGGGCTCATGAAGGGGGCCGAAGAGGACGACACGGTCCGCATCCGCAAGGCCGTTGACGACGTGGTCAGGGAGATGCTGGCCGAGGCTCGAGCAGCGGTGGACCGCGAGAACCGAGAGGGGGCGATTGACGTGGAGTCAGCGCCGCCAGGCGACGGGCCAGATTCCAGCGGTGGGCCTGGATAGTCGGCGCGGCGGTGTTACCGTTCGATCACATACGCGTTGGGGGATGGGCGGGCGACGGACGCCAGCGAGGACCCGGGCAGGAAGAATGGCCCGTGACCGTGCTGATGCTCTGACGTCGGAGAGAGCCGAGGATCTGAGTCCACTTGCGAACGTCGAACCTGTGGGCAAATCGGCAATCGAACCGGCCTGGCGGCATCATCAGCAGGGAACCTCGAAGACCTGACGCGGAACGAATACAAGCGAGGATTACGACTCCGGGGCTACTGAGCCTCTGTTGGAGGTAGTAAGACCGGGGTCTATCGACACCACACGGGAGGGCGAAGAAAAAGATCCGACCCCTGTCGATTTATACTTGCTTAGCGACAAGCAAGCATGTAGTCTGGTTTTTATGACGACGACGCAAACCGAGAAGTTGCTGTCCCCGGAGCCGCTGACCACCGAGACCAGTCGCGGGCTCATTGTCACCGCGAAGCGCACTCGCTCGGGGCTCGTAATGGCCAAGACCTACGCAAATGCGACCCAGGCCAAGAAGGCGGCTGAGAAGTTGGGCGAGGGCTGGATCGTCTACGGCCTCTTCCCGTTCTACGTGGGCCGGGCGCCTGTCGAGCCGGGGAAGAACTAGGTCTCAGCGTCAACGGCCGGACCATGACGAAGCGGAAGGCGATGACCACCGCCGAGGCCGGGCGCCTCGGGGGGAAGCAACGGGCGAAGAACCTGACGGCCGACGAGGCTTCCGCCGTAGCCAGGCAGGGCGGGTCAGCCAGGGCCGCAAGGCTCACCCCGGAGCAACGCAAGGCGATTGGCAGGGCCGCTGCCGCTGCTAGATGGGCGAAGCGGAAAGCACGCCAGCCTGACTAGAACGCGGGAATCTGCTCACTCGTCGTTCGAGCACTGACAGAACATGCCGCCGTTCATGATGGCGGCAGCGTCATCCCCGCCACAGTCACGGCAGAAGCCAGCCAGGGACAGCGCCGTCCTTCGGTCTTCGTCCCCCGGTAGAGCAAGCAGGGCAGCCCGGATGGCCAAGGCCGCGTCACGAACGCCTGGCGTCTCAGGTTCGTCGCCCCGCAGGTGAACGGGCGTCAGGTCTGCCGGCAACTTGCCAGTCGGCACGTCAGCGGCGGTCAGCATCTTGCGCGGCGAGTGACCGGAGACGGCCGCCGCAATCAGGTCGCCGAGAGTTGACATGCCGACCACTCTACGCCGATCCACCGCGCCCAGATAAGCGAAGGCTCCGGCCCCCGACGAGACGAACCCATCATCGGCGACCGGAGCTGGTAGGCGGGACGTACTGCTGAAGCGTTTGGGCCTACGCCCGTACGCAATGCAACCGATGGGCCGCGCTGTAAGTCCGCGGAATCGCGTCGCGTGTGCGGCAGTGTAAGTCACACTGGCCGGACGTGAGACGGCGCGGTGTCCGCAAAAAGTTCCGCCCGTTACCGATTATTCGCAAAACTTATTGCGTAGCCGTGTACCATAAGTTTTGTTTATGGCCTTCGCAACGCCGGAGGGCCCGCGAAACCCAATCGGAAGAGGGACACGGATGCCACTGACGGAAGGCGCCTCGCGCGCGACGTTTTTGAAGAACCTGGCCGAGTTGAGCGGGCCGGGGGCGAAGCAGCGCCCGTTGAAGCAGCGGTTGGCGATTGCCTATGACGAGCAGCGGAAGGCGAAGGCCAAGGGGAAGAAGACGGCGAAGAAGGCGGGCAAGTGAGCCGCGACTGGTCCGTCGCCTGTCTCGACTGCGACGATGATGTCGGCATCAGGGACGCGAACCATGCCGAGGAAGGATGCCGAAAACTGGCGTCCGACGCCCCGAAGTTGGCCCTGATGCCCGGGCTGATTATCGACTACCGGGCCACCTACGGGATCGGCGGCTACGGAACGGTCTCGACGGACTGGTTCGTCAGGCACGCCGGCCATCGGATCCGAGCTCGCGACGAGTACGGGGAAGCCGATGGCACATGCGGCAAGGATGCGAAGTGCAACTGTTGTGAGCGTCGGTTCGCGTGCGGCAGAGACGCCGAGCACGGCGGGGAGTGCGCGCCGCGATGAGCGACCGGCAGACAACGCAGTTCGTCCGTCTGAAGGTCGGCGACGACTGGGGTCACCTGTACTGGGCAGTTGAGCCGGTAGGTCCAGGTGGGGCGGCTGACATGAAGCGCGGCGTGCAACCGCGGAGCGGCGACATGGTCATGGTTCGTTGGCCGGATGACTCGGAATCCGAGGCCAAGGTCGCCCTTGAGGAATACGTTCGCGAGGTAAGCGACCACGGGAACACGTACCCGGTTACCGGGCAGAAGATCCGGGTCTGCCGCGAGGTGAACGGCTACCCGATCCTGATCCCGATCGAGCACGTTGACGTTGACGCCGAGGCGGTCGAACGCTGGAGCAAGCGGCGCCACGAGAACCCGGTTCCGTTCGACTCGGCGCTCACGTCCGGTAAGGCCATCGGGGAGTTCAACGAGATCAATCCCGATGCGCCGAGCGGCAGCGCGGAAACCATGGGCTCGCCCGGTCTTCGCGCGAAAGTTGTCGAGGCCGCCCCAGTTGTCGGCCCGCGACCGCTAGCCGCGTTCCCTGAGCCGCGCCGCAAGGTCGGTGGGCGAAGCGCCCGGTTCTCGTCCGCCCAGTCCGAAGCGTACGACTATGCCAGGCGGACCACTGGCGAACCAGACCCGGCGAAGGATGCCCAGGACGCGCTGATCGATAGCGTGACCAGCGGCGATCCGTTTCGGGTGGCCGGGGTGTCGCTGCTCGATCTGCGCGAGGCACTGGCCCAGCCGATGGAAGACATGCGGCGAGAGTTCTACTTGGCCAAGAACGCCGCGGCCCACCACGGGGCCGGATACCTGAGCGGTCGGCGACTAGCGGGCCTGCTCGGGCCGCTGGCGAAGGCTGCCGGTGATTGCGCTGGCGCGGCCGAGGCGGTGCAGACGTCGTGAGCATCGACCATTTCGCGAAGCTGCGCGCGGCCGTCGCGACGCTGCCCGCGGGGCCGGCGTTCACTGTTACGTTCCCGCCGGAGACGCCGGAGAAGCTCCGCGTGTACATCGAGGCGATCGTCCGCGAGCACGAGGAAGAGATCATCAGCGAGTTCTGGGAGAAGTTTGCCGAGGGCGGATGCTGATGAGCGCATCCCCCGCTCCACGTTGGAACCCGGAGACCTTCGAGGCCGCGAAGCAGCTCATCCGCTACAAGCCGCAGCGCCATCCCGGCTTCTCGCGGTTCAACAAGATCCTGTCTCCGCAGCAGCTGGCTGTCCTGGATGACCAGTCGCCGCGTATCGCCGTCTGCAACGGCCGGCGCTCCGGTAAGACCACGACCTTCATCGGGAAGATCGGCCAGAAGTTCGACGCCTTCCCAGCGGCCCGCTGCGCCTACTTCGCCCCTTCCGACAAGCAGGGCGTGGCGATCATCTGGGAGGACATCCGCGAGTACAACCGGACGTTCGAACTCGGACTGCTGGAGCGGTGGACGGACAAGCAGTGGGTGCGCGAGGGGTCGAGTCTTGAGGTCATCGGCTTCAACAGCAGGCGAGATAGCGAACGCGCCCGTGGTCGAAAGTTCCATCTAGTTGCCATCGACGAGGTGCAGAACGCACCGCCGTGGTTTTCCGGGTTCATCGTGGATGTCGTCGGCCCTACAACGCTGGACTTCAAGGGCCAGATCATCGTTGCTGGGACGCCGTCCCAGGTGGCCTCAGGGTTCTTCTACGACGCCTATCATGCTCCGCAGGGCTGGTCGAACCAGTACCACTGGACGTGCGCGCAGAACCCGTTCTTCACGAGCCAGGGCCGCGACCCCTTGGCCGAGGCCCGCGCCGACAACAATCTCACCGAAGACAGCATCACGTACCGCCGTGAGTGGCTGGCCGAGTGGATCGTCGACCCCGACGCGCTGGTCTACTACATCCCACCCGCCGCCATCAGACCGGCGAACGACAACCAGCAGTGGTTCTACAACGTCATCGGCTTGGACCTTGGGTGGCGAGACGCCGACGCCATCGCGGTTGTAGGCGTGGACATCAACCGCCAGTTCTGCCACCTGCGGCACATCGAGGCACGGAGCCAGCAGACCAACCACCAACTGTTCGACCGCATCCGGGACCTGCAGCAGCACTTCCCCGGCCCGGTGGTCTTCGACCCCGCCGGTCACGCCACGACTAAGACGATCGAAACCTTCCGATCGGACGCCCCCCAAATCGAATGGGAACAGGCCGAGAAGAGCCGCAAGGTGGAGTTCATACAGACCCTGAACGACGACCTCCGCAGCGGCCGGGCCTTCGTCGAGACGGACTCCCCGATGCTGAAGGAGGCCACGCGCCTCCGCTGGAAGCGCCCCGGCCAGCTCGCCGACGACGCCGACCACAGCGACCTTGGAGACGCTTGGCTGTACGCCAGCCGCAAAGCCAGGGACTTGCTGCGGGAACTGCCCAAGGAAGAGGACCGGTCGAACGAGACGCCATACGACCGCTACCAGCGGATGGTGCAGCAGAAGGCGAAACTGGGCGGCGGCATGGTGTCGTCGGCGGGACAGCGGCGGCCGGGCGGGAATGGGGTGACGGGATGGCGATGACAGGCGGGCGGTTCGAGCCAGGGAAGCTACCGGAGTACGTCGAGCGGCAGATTTCCCAGCGGGCCTTGGAACGCCAGATGTACCGCTCGCGTTGTGAGATCGATCGTGCGGTCGCCTTCAATGGCCTGAAGTTCGACATCGTTGACGACGTCTGCGGTCGAATGGCAGCCGACCTGTCTGTTTATATCTGGGCAGAGAAGCTTCAGGACGAGACAGTCGAACTGAAGATCGAGACACCGGCCACGTGGTGGCAGCACTTCAAGCAGGCGGTGACCGCGTATCGCCGGTGCCCGAAGTGGCTGAGTCGGCTAGTCACGAAGCGCTGTCCAGTTCGACTGAAGATGATCAGCCAGCGACACACGTTCAAGACGCTGGCGCTGTTCCCGACGTTCAAGTACGAGGCGCCGCCACAATGCGGGCCGGAACTGATCATTTCAACACTGGAGAGACGATGAAGTTCGGAGAAGCGATTGAGGCCATGAAGACGGGCGCCACGGTGTATCGCAAGGGAGACGTTATGGATCTCGCAGATGGCAAGCAGGTCACGTACGCCATAACATTTGTTCCGGCGGTCGAAGGCGTCCATGGCGGAGTGGGCATGTTCGTGTCGCGCGGCATGATCGGGATGCAGATCTGGGCACCACGACAGGAAGACATATGTGCCGATGACTGGTTGGTTGTCGGACAGTCGGAGGCTCCGTGATGCCGATTCCCGGGCTGAAAGACACCGAAGACTTGGGCCTGTCTGGCGGTCCGCAGTACCTTGATGGCTACATCACTCGCGAAGAACTAGAAGCGGAGCGCAAGGAAGAGGCGGAGTGCAAAGCCTTGGCGCTTGGTGAACCGGGTACGGCGTTCGCTGGCGTGGAGTCGCTCCCGCTGTCGTCGCACTTCGGTGGTCCGCCATCACTCCGCGACAAGGCGCGTGCCGACAAGACGGTGACCGAGGCGACCTTCGGCGCCCCGGCGAACTACACCCAAGAAACGGCCGAGTGGCCGGGAGGCAAGCAGTGAGCAAGCACCGCCAACAGCAGTGGGTCGCCCGTCAACCCGGGGGCAAGTTCGGCGCCCCCATGGAGAACACCGCCCCGGCCCAGAAGCCACCCGTCGAGGAGGACCCGCCCGTGGCGTTCATGCCGGCGCCCACCGAGGAACCACCGGCCGATGCCGAGTACATGGGCGACGTCCCGGAGATTCCCGAGAACCTGAAGGAGCCGATCCGGGTCCTGCGCCACGACCGCCTCACAAAAGACGGCGTGACCTGGATCGTGATTGCGGTGGCCGACGAAAAAGCCACCCTCATGAGCCCGAAGGGAATGAAGACGGTGGACTTCGCAGACCTGGGGGACTACCAGCGGTGAGCGTAGCCGTCCCCGCATTCGAGACGACGCCCGACCGCCTAGCCCGCGAATGGCGCAAGCGCATTGCCGAGTCCGAGCTGCCGGTGACGGTGCGCCCCATGCTGCCGACAGAGCGCCGGCTGGTGTGGGACGCCACGCTCGGAATCCGCCGGCCGCGGGGGGTGAAGCGTTCGGACTGGGAGGATGCCTACGGGCCGAAGATCGACCGCGAGATCGACGAGGGCGCCGTCAACGTGGCGATCTGCGGAGAGACGGCCTTGGGGTTCTCTCTGGTCCTGCGGGGCAAGGTGCTATCCATGCTGTATGTGAAGGCCGGGGCGGACTTCCGGCTCCGCGGGAACGGAATCGGGCTGATGCTGCTGGAGCACACGAAGCTGAGCCACCCGGTCACTATCACGTCGCCGACACGGGAGTGGGTAAAGTGGTCGGCGTTCCATGGGATCTTGTGGACACGTGAGGTATTGCGGTGAGCAGGCGACGTAGACCGGGAAGCGTCACCGCTGCTGATGCGCGGAGGAGGGTATCCGAGGTAGCTGATTGCGCCAGCGACGAAGATGTTGCGCATAGCAAGGAAGACGACCTGTGGGCCGACGTTCTCGCGACGATCTTCGGCGACATTAAGACACTCAACGAGGCGCGCGAACTGGCTCGCCTGGCGCTGTCCACGCGTGACGTGAAATTCCAAAGGCACTGCGCATGACCACCGTCTGGATCCTGTTCTATTACACAGACGGGAATGCGGGTGACGTCGAAGGCGTGTACTCTGCCGAGGAGCGCGCCGAGGCAGCCAAGTCACGACACAGGTTCCCTGACGACTGCTAGATCCTGGAGTGCGTCGTTGGCGACGATGGCAGCGAAGCAAACAATCCGAAGGAGAGCGCGATGGAAGATCAACAGTTCTGCATGGCAACGACCCAAAGCCAGGTTGCACCGGGTAACCTGGTCGACTGCCCTGAGTGCGCCGGCCGAGGTTGGCGTTGCTACGGCAATCACGATCCGTTCGTCTGCCAGAACTGCAAGGGTAAGAAGTACGTTCCGATCAAGGAATGGCCGGCTGTGGACAAGGCGGGCGCGTGACCACCGAGAAGACCACCGCCACGAAGCCGAAGCATGTCAGCAAGACGAAGCAGGAACTTCGGCGGCTTCGGGAGTTCGCCGAGTTCTTCTCAAACCATGACGAGATATCGGTGAACGGCGTGACAATCGATGAGAAGTCGCTGGCGTCGCTCAAGAGGATCGCGAACTACGCTCTGACCGGGAAAGCGAAGGAGAACCGATGACACTGGCGGACCTGTTGACCAAGTTGGAAGCCACGCCGGAAGCCGAGAAGCGCATGACGCCTGAGCGGTTCGGGGAGTTGTTCCCGACGCTCCGCTTGGACCTGGAAATGAGGCTGGAGCCGTCCGTGAAGCCGGAGCGCGACCCCGGAAGTCTGCTGGCCGCCATGGCACAGGCGCAGGCCGAGAAGGCGGTCCAGGAGGGCAAGTGGAAGGCATCCGCGGAAGGCCAGGCATCCATGGATTTAGTGAGCGCGTTCGATACGCGCTCGACGGCCGACACGGCAGAAGCCGCCGTGTTCTTGTGCGCGATGAAGACCGTCCGCGTCATCGCGAAGGGCCATGATTACGCTCGCTCCTACGCGTCCAGAGCCGACAAGGACGCCGCCGAATTGATCGCGAGGCTCACGTGACCACCGACTCAGATGCCCGCCAGAGCGCCGCCGAGCAGAACTTCGTTGACATGGTCCGCCGTCTCTGTGAAGCGGCACGTGACGGCCGCGCTCACCTGTCCCACGAAGGCGGGTCAACCTGCATGGGATGCCGGGCCGTCCGAGAGGGGCTGAACTTCGTACACCTGATGTCGGTGGACGAGGACGGGCGGACGCCGGATACGGAAGCGGCGCCCGTGCTGGAGTTGGTGCCAGGGGACGGAACGTGACATCGCTGGCTCTGGTGTTTGGCATGGCGCGGTTGTTACTCATGAACACGCCGCAGACGTGCTACCAGGTTGACTGCCACCACAAGAATGACTTGCCGACGATGCACATGACAGTGTGCCAAGAGGCGTACCCGTACGACGGCGAGCGCTTGGCGTGCTGGGGGCGGGGTGGCCAGGTATCTATCGGCGCGACATGCATTGGGCCTGTCGCGCAAGGCGAGCCATGACCGACCGTCGCGGGTTCTTCGCCGCCCTCGGTGCGTTGCTGGTTGCACCCGCCTTGCTAGTACCGCGCGGGCCGGCCTGGAAGCGTAACGCGATCGGAATGCCGGAGGTTCCCGGCGCGATCTCTTACGTCTGCTATGACGGGATCCGGCCAACGCACTTGGCCATGGATCGGTACTGCCCACGGGGCTACGTCTGCGCGCTAGGCGGCATTGCCGTGGTCGGGCCTGAATTGGCTAGCGGACTACCATTGCCGCAAGACAGCGTGACCATCAACGGGACGACCTTTGCAGCGTGGAAGCTCGGGTGACTCTTGTTTGACCTGCATAGCCCCATAAGTTCTGTTAATATCTTCAGCGACATAGCCTAGCTACAGAGCGAAACGACACGGCCCAAGCGGAACCCCGAGGCCAACGCTCGCACGACCAATCGGTCACGCGTTGACGTCCTCGGAGGTTCCCGGGCCTTGAGCATCAAGCACTGGTACGACGAAGGTCTCGACAACAGAGAGATCAGCAAGCTTCTGATCGCTGCCGTCGATCGGATCGAGTCATCGGAGGCCGAGAAGAACCGCCGGCTCTGGCTCGCCTACGACCTGGAGCTCTACACGGGCGAGGTGGTCGACGACCTCGACGCGGCGCTGGTTGCGTTCAAGAAGCGCACGCCGCTCGACAACGACAACGGCCAGATCTTCAACGTCACGTACTCGATCGTCTCGACGATCCACAACCGGATCTGCTCCTTTCGTCCGCGCGCCCAGTTCGTTCCCAATGCCGGCGACGGCAAGGCGAGGCGCGGCGCCGCCGCGATGACGGCTCTGTCCGATGCGTGGGCCGACGCGGTCAACTGGCAGGACGAGGCAGCGGAGATGTTCGCCGACTCGCTCACGGGCGATGCCGGGGTCCTCAAGCATTACGAGGAAGACGACCAGATCAAGGCCGGCCGGTTCCCGTCGTGGGAGTTCATGGTCGACGAGGACGACGGCAAGAAGGCCACGCCGGAGGTCATCTATCACGTCCGCCGCGTCGCCAACTCTCACGCCGCCGGCATGCTTGGTATCGAAGAGAGCGAACTGGCAACGACGGCGTCCGGCACGTGGGACTCACTCGCCCAACTGACGTCCATCGACGCGCGTAAGACCCGCATCATCGAAGCCTGGTACCTGGCCCGCGGCGATCGCAAGGGGAAGCACGTCACCATGATCGGTGGCTACATCCTCGAAGACGAGCGCAACTTCGACATCAAGGACTGGCCGTACGAGTGGTTCCCGCTGGTTATCGAGCGATACCAGAAGGCGAAGTCAGGCATGTGGGGCCGATCGGTCACGAGCCTGCACCGCAACATCCAGGTCGAACTGAACGAACAGCAGATCACGTTCCGCGAGACTCACCGACAGAGCGCGACCAAGATCGTCCACAAGAAGAAGGGCGAAGAGGGGCCGGAGAACATCAACAACGCGTTCGTGGCGGTCGACGAGTACACGAACACGCCGATGTCAATCGAGACGCCGCCGGCCCTGAACGCCGAGGCGTACAACTACGTCAACCTCCTGCGCGATCAGGCGTACGAGACCCACGGCGTCTCTCGCTTCGGAGCCCAGGCGCAGACGAAGCCGGGCATCACGGCGGCGGTAGCCATGCGAGAGGACACCGAACTCCAGTCAGACCGCCTCGCGTTGCTGTCCCAGAAGTGGGAGCACATCCGCGTCGAGTCAGCCCGTATCTGGTGGCAGATGACCCGCGACCTTGCCAAGCGGATGCAGGCCGAAGGCAAGGACAGCAAGCCGAAGTGGAAGGCGATCTCCCGCGGTCAGTGGCGAGAGTTGGTCTTCGACGACATCGAAGGCGAGTACGAGGTGGCGGTCCTGCCATCGTCCTTGTTCGGGCACAGCATCGCGGGGCAGTTCCAGAAGGCCGACGACCTCATCCAGAAGCAGTGGATCGAGAAGGAAGACGCCCTCGCCGCTCTGAACGTTCCCGACCTGAGCGGACTGATCTCGGTGATGCTCGCCGAGAAGGAATACTACGAGAAGGTCGTCGACGACATCCTGGAGATCGGAAAGTACGAGACGCCCGACCCATTCATCGTCAAAGAGAAGTTGTTCGGCTACGCCCGCCTGCGCTACTTCCGGGCGCTCATTGACCAGAACTACCCGCCGAGCCACCTAAACGAACTCCGCCGGCTGCTGAATCAGGTCGGCCCCAAGCCACCCGCCGCCGCTCCCGCTCCCGCTCCCGCTTCAGGCCCGGGCCCAGGTCCCGAGGGGGCTGGTCTTCCCGTCCCCGCTGGCGCTCCCGCCCTGCCGCCAAGCGCACCGACCCCGCCAGCGGGGCCTCCCATCCTGCCGCCGCCGGAGCCGATTCCTGGTTCCGGCTACGTGCCTCCGGCGCCGCCCGCGCCACCTGCTCCCACCATCATCCAGTAACGAAAGGCCCAATCGGAAATGGCAACCAACAATTCTCCCACGTCTGTCGTCGAAGGTGCCGTCGCGGCTGTCGCTGCGGCAAACGCTCAACCCGTCGCCCCCGCGAGCAGCGCGACCGTCGTGCAGCCGCCCGCCGAGTCGGCGCAGCAGGCGTTCTCTCCTGACACCACGGCCCAACTCGAACGGCGCGGATCGGGCACGACCACCATGCCTCGCGAATGGCTGGACTCCACCAAGGAAGTCCGCCTGGAGAACCGGGGGGGCGATGCCTTCGGGGCGATGATGGCCGGCAATGACGTAGGCGCCCCGGCTGACCTGACGTCGGGCGGTGCAGTCTCGATCAGCGACGAGGAAGCGGCGGCCGACGAATCCGGTATCGCCAGTGGCGGCGCGATCAAGGTCGACGACGGGACCGAAGGGGAGGCCCAGGAAGCCGCCGCCGAAGGTGAGACGGAGACTGCGGCGGAGACGCAAGAGACGACGGACACCGCCGAAAAGACCGAGACGGAGCCCGAGAAGCCGGCCGCCAAGGTCGACCTGATGAAGCAGGGACGCCAGATCCGCCGGACAGCCCTCGACGCCATGCGGATCGAGGCCGAGAAGCGCCAACTCGAGCAGCGCGTTCGGGACGAGCGGACCGCCCGCGAGGCGACCGAGGCCCGCGCCAATGCCGCCGTGAAGGAGAAGCAGGAGTTCGAAGCGCGGTTGCAGAAGGCCCCCCTGGAGGAGCGGCTCCGCCTCATCGGCATCCGTGACAGGGATGCTCTGCTGGAGATGCAACTCCGCGGCGAGATCGGCGACATCAAGGAGCCCGAGGGCGAGAAGCCGACCGCCGCCGCTCCCGACCCCGAGCGAGCTGCCCTGCTGAAGCGAATGGAGGAACTAGAGGCCCGCGACCGCCAGCGCACCGAGGAGAACGAGCGAATCCAGCGCGAGGCCCAGGCCGCCCAAGCCCAGGCGCAAGCCCAGGTCGCCGCCACCCGCGCGCGCGAGATGCTGTCGACTCCGGAGCTGGCCCCGGCGTTCAAGTTCACCCTGGCCACACCGGGTGCCATCGAGGAAGTGATGACCCGGGCTGCCGACCTATGGCGGGCGTCCGGAGCCGTCAACGGCGACATCAGCCGCCATGTCATCGCCGCTGCCAAGGAGGCCGAAGGCGTGCTGACCGACCAGTATGCCCCGATCTTGAAGGCCGCTGGCGTGCAGCCGGCCGCCAAGCCGGCGCCCGCGGGGAAGCAGCCCGGCCCAGTCGTTCCGACCAAGCCAACCGTCGCCAAGCCTGCGGTCGCGGGGAAGCGGCTCGGAGCCAGCGGAACGCGAACGGAAGACGATCTCCCCCTCGACGGCATGTTGCGCGACGCGATCATCAAGCGCGACATGGGCTGGGGCGGGAGCCACTGACAGGCGCGGGGTAGCCCCGCAGAGGAGACACGGACATGAGCGCAGGCGCAGCGGCAGGGTTTCCGGGCTTCGGGCAGTTCGGCGGGCGGTTCGGCCGTCACTTCATCCGGAGCATGAACGGCAAGACGGCTCAGATCGTCGGACCAGACGGCAACGTATCGGAGGTGCCGGCGGACCACATGCCGGCCGGGTCTACCCCGGGGGCCTACCTGAACGAGCCCGCGTTCATGCAGGGACACCGCCAAAGGGCCCTGGCTGCCGCTCAGCCGTTCGTTCAGGCGCTGGCCCAACGGGGGGGCGCCCCGGCCGCTGTAGCGCCAGGCCAGGCAGCGCCAGCGCTGCCGCCTCCTCCCGCGTCCGTCGCGCCGTCTGCGGTAGCCGCCAGCCCGCTTCCCGCCGTTGTGTCGCCCGTCCAGGCGACACCAGCCGCCGCCCCTCCGCCTCCGCCGACCGGTTTGCCGTGGGGGGATCCGCAAATGCTCGACTACATCCGCCAGTACGGCGGACCGGCCGCGGGGCTCAGCCAGGAACAGGCCGACCTTCTGATCGGCAAGGCCCCCGTGGGTCCCAGCGCCGAGACGATCGCCTACAACAAGGCGCAGCAGCAGTTCACGGCGAACAACCAGTTGTACGGCGCGACCGGATACCAGGGCAACGCGAACCAGGTCGCTTCACAGGTGGCCGGTGGGGCGCAGTCGGCGGGGATTCCGATGGGCGTCCTCGGGACATCGTTCTACAGGGGCGGGGCCGATTTCGGCGGGCAGCAGAACGCCGGGAACAGCCTCAACGGGAACAACGGGGCGGTGAACTGGAACGATCCGTCGGTGGCGAACTATGGGGTGTCTGATGCGGCCTACATTCCTGCCCTCGCCGCCACGTTGTTGAACGCGAAGACGGCGCTGAATAGCACCCCGACGACCACCGCACAGGTCGGCAAGTTTGTCACGGATGTCGGGACTCAACTCCAAGCGCAGGAACGTCAGCAGGCACAGCAGTCGTACATTCAACAGTTGGCCGGGAGCTCGGCGCCAATGCCAGCCCAGGCGATCGCCCAGCCTGTCATGTCCGCCGTAACCCCGGCGACCGTGAACCCAGGCGGCCAGGTCGCCGGACCAGCTTCCACGGCAGCCGTCAGCTATGCACCTCAGCGCCAGACGATCCAGCCGACTACGCAGACCGCAACCACGGCACCGACCGTAACGCAGAACGCGCAGCAGAGCCAAGGATCGGTAACCGGGGGCGGCTACACGCCTGGCGTGCCAGCGACGCAGACGAAGCTTGTCGGCGGAACCAACGCCGACGCAGCCGAGCAGCAACGACAGCAGCAGGTGGCCGACTTCAAGGCCCAGGTCGCTGGCATGTCGAACAACAAGCCGCAGACGTTCACGGGGAACCTCGCCGGGGCAAACAGCGGTGGCAAGTTTACCGCGCCTGTCGTCGGGTCGAAGTTCTAGGCAATGGACCAGCCAAGGCCGCCGTTTGTTGTCAGCATCGGCCGTGACACCGCCCGCCTGCTTATGGCTGACGGCACGACCAAGGACATCCCGGTGTCGGCCCTGCCGACCGGGCAGAAGCCAGGGGCGCCGCTGGAAGACCTGGCCCCCGCTCCGGTTACATCGCCGCAGCGCGATCCGGCCGACTTCATGGCTGCGCTCGCCGGGTACGCCCCGCCTGTTCCGATAGCCAAGGGACCATCGCCGCGGGTTACGAGCGACCAAGACCTGGCCCTATTGGATGCGGTCGGACAACGGTACAAGGCCTTGGCTCCGCACATGGCCAACGCGGCCGTTGTGCAGTCGCCTGATCCAGGGGACGGACGCCAGCTTGAGTTCCACCACCCGGCGTCAAGCGAGAACCCGGTCCCCGGGAAGATGACGTTCGAGATGTTCAAGCCGTTCTCGGGGCCTGAGCGGGCGGACGCTGTGGCAGCCGACGCACTCCACTACCTCGGAGGCCGAACGAACGACGACGCCGGTCCGCCCGTGGACAAGCGATGGCAGGACATGCGCGAGCAGCTATGGAACTCCCGCACGCCCGCTCAGCGCGCCGTCGATCAAAAGAACTTCGAAGGGGACCACGAAGACGGCCAAACGTTCGACGACTGGGCGTCTCGGAACCGCAAGGACGCCTATGCCAGGGCTGGGATCTGGCCAGAGCGGAACCCCGACTGGAACCGCGGACCCGACGATCCGATGGGCTGGACTCCGGAGCAGCAACAGCACTTCGCGAAGATGAAGGAGTACCTGACCACCGGGAAATGACTCTCGATGGCTGGGCGACCAACGCCGGGGCCCACGGGTTACCCGGATAAGGAGACCGAGCATGGAAATGAAAGAGCAAGAGTTGACCCCGAAGGCACTGCCGAGGTTCTTCCGTGAGCGGGAGGAAGCGCTGGCGAGCGTCGAAGCATTCGAGAAGGCGCGAAAGGCAGAGGGTTACGCAGAGGACAGCAAAACGGTCCTTGGGCGATCGGTGTTCATGGAGTACGACCGCCTACCGAGCGGGATCGGGCTGGGGTTCGACATCAAGGCTGGCGTCACGGACCACGGCGACGGGCGTGGATGGGTCGGCAACGAAACATGGGAGGCGTCTCTGAAGGAGCGGTCCTGTGTCTACGTCGGCGACTCTCCCGAGCAGGCGATCGCCGCGATGATGCAAGGCGTGGCGCAACTCGCCTACGACGGCGCCATGCACCCTAAGAACCCAGAAGCAATTGGCGCTCCGCCGATTCAGCACGTCATCAACATTCTTACAGATAGGCTGAAGTGGCAGACCGAGCGACGCGAGGATTCCGTGCGCGAACTGCATCGTTGCTCTGGCCCCGGTGGCCCGTCGCCTGACACGAAGACAACCCTCGTGCCTACCCTGGACCGAAACAACCAGATCATTGCCGCCCTCGGCACCGCGATCGCCGCCCTCGGGCGTGTGAACGATCTCTGACATGTCCGACATGGCTAAGAAGTTGGTCTACGTCGAGTGGTCGGACTCCTACGGGTGTTCGTCCACTTGGCAGCGCCTAGAAGGCGAGCCACCGGAGGTGATGATCTGTCGGTCCGTCGGATATCTCGTTCGGCAGACGAAGCACCTGATCGTCATCGTCCCGCATGTGACTCCCGACCGCGACGGCGAGTACCAGATGGGGTGCGGCGACATGACGATCCCGATTCGCGCTGTCACCAGGATCGTTACGTTGAAGGTCCCAAGGAAAGGCCACGGCCGGTAGTCCGCGTCAGCCTGAATTTCGTTGCGCCATTGACCATAAGGAAAACTTATGCTCTCATAAGTACCGAGAGCTAAGCGCAACCCGCCCAAGCGAAACCGAAGGGCACGCTCGAACAGAAGACGTTCGCGTGTCCGGAGGTTTCACATGGCAGCTCCCGCCGCAACAATCGCCAGCCTTGGCGCTGGCCTGCGACGCAGGTATTCCGACAAGTTCGTTTCCGCGATCGAGTGGTCCGCTGGTCCCGCCGCTGCGCAGGTGCGCAAGATCGGTTGGACTGGTTTCCCGACGTGGGCAATGCGGGTGGGCAACAGCCCGGCTCGTTCCGCCACGTTCGCGACGGCCCAGTCCCTCGCCGGAACGGCGTACACCAACATCGTTCAGCCGGTAATCCCGACGTACATGCAGGACTACGGTCTTGCAACGATCGAGGGTCGGCTGATGAAGGCCGCCGCCAACAAGGAGGGCGCCCTCTACGACAAGATGGTCGCCCAGATCGACGGGATCATGAAGGGGACGATGCACTCGTTCGCCACCAAGATCTACCGGTCTGGCTACGGCGAGTTGTCGACGATCAACGCGGCCACGACCCTGGCGTCGACATCGCTGCAGTTGGCGTTCCCCGAGGACGCGGTTCTGTTCGAGATCGGCCAGTTCGTGCAGTTCGCGGCCAGCAACACGGCGGCGATGCGCAACTCCGGCGCGACCCTGCAGGTGCTCGGCATCGACTACAGCACCGGCATCCTGACCATGTCGGCCAACATCAACACCGTTACCGGTGTTGCCGTCGGCGACGTGATCTACTCGCAGGACGACCGCGGCACGGGCGCTTCCCCGGCGAAGATCTGCATCAGCGGCTTCGAGGCGCAGTTCAACGACAACACCGCTCTGTTCGGCGTGACCCGCTCGGGTGACGGCCGTCTGCGCGGCTACTCGTTCAGCGGCCAGGGCCGCACCGAGGAAGACGTCCTGATCGAGGGATTGGCCGAGTCGGACCGCTTCGGCGGGAACATCGACGTGGTCTACATGAACCCGACCCGCATGCGGAACCTGGTGAAACTCGCCATGGGCCGCTACCGCCCGACGGTGACCAAGGGTCCGGCGGGGATCGGCTTCAAGGGCATCTCGCTCGTGACGGCCACGGGCCGCGAGGTGAACGTGTTCGCGGATCGGTACTGCCCGTATCTGCGCATCTTCGGGATCGAGAGCGAGTCGCTGCAGCTGTTCTGCGCCGACAAGCCCAACATCCCGGCGTTCCTGGACGACGACGGCAACACCGTCCTCCGTCTGGCGAGCGCGGACGGCGTCGAGGCTCGCGTGGGCTACTACGCGGAGTTGGGCTGCAACGCTCCCATCCACAACTTCTGCGCGACGTTCACCAGCTAATCGCTGGACGCTGAAAGAGGAGGCACAACATGCCCACCAACACAGGCGTTCAGACCCCGCACCCGGCCGCGGGTGTCATGGGTGTACTCGACGAGCTGACGTTCCACTGCCGCTTGGTCACCACGACGAGCGGCACGCTGGATACCACCCTGAACACCGGGACCTGGGCTCCGGCTGGAATCACGGTCACCAAGACCGCGACGAAGACCGGTCGCTACACGTTCAACATGCCGAGTTCGTTCCAGCGGCTGCTGAACGTCATCGCGACTCCGGTTGGCCCCGACGACGCCACCTACGGCGCATCGACCACTGGCGGCCCGGCGTACTTCGTTCGTGACGACGATGTCACGGCGACGGTGTTCCGGGCTGGGTCGAACCAGGACGGCAGCTTCGAGCTGCAGTTCGTCCGCACGGACACCAATGCGGATGCCGAGTTGCCCGATGGGACGGCTGTCATGGTCACGATCATCGTGGCGCGAGGCAAGACGTTCTAATGGGCGCCCTGCTGATCGAGATCCAGCGCCGGGCCAAGAACGGCAAGGGCGGTCAGCCTCCGATGGGTGACTACCCCGGCCCGGAGACGAAGGGTGACGAGGAGGACTCGGACCCCGACGCCATCCGGGAGGATGCTGCTCTGAACCTGGCGCGTGCCCTCGGAATCGACGAGGGAAGCGTGAACGTGCGCGAGCTCGCCGCTGCGCTCTCCGACTTCTGTCAAGCCGACGCCATGGCCGGCCGCTACGGCGGCGTGGACAAGGAAGAGGCCGACGAAGGCGGGCGCGGCGGACGCGGCGAGGAAATGTCCGAGGGCGAGTAATCGCCTTCGGTTTAACCCGAAATCACGAGCGCCGGCTGGGGCCGCGGAGGAGTTCGTATCCCGCGCCCACCGGCCGGCGCTCGGTCGTTTCCGGAGTTGCGTGACCGATGAGCATCACCCGGGATCAGCTACAGGCGCGCGCAGAGGCGATCGCAGACCAACTGCCTTCGACCTCGACCACGTTCGTTACGGCCGCCCAGGCCGCGGACATGGTCAACGACGGCATTCGGGCGCTGTACGACGACGCAATCGACGTCAACCCTGACTTTCGTGTCACCGAGGGGACGGTTTACAGCATCGTCTCGACGGCCGCGAACTTCATCCCGATCCCGGCCGACTTCCGGTCTGTCAGGGCGGTCGTTGCCGATCCTGGCACGCAGTACAGCGATCCGCTTCGTCGCGGACAGATGCGCTCCTTCGCCGACGGGTCGCTCCGTCGTTACTACCGCATTCAGGGAAGCCTGATTTACATCGAGCCGCGCGAGCGGGCGATCGGGAACTACCAGCTTCTCTACAACCCGTTGCCGCCAACGCTGGCAAACGGGTCCGACACGCTCGACGTCGAACTGGAGCAGTTCCAGGACGTCATCTTCCTGCACGCCGCAGTGATGATGCTGACCAAGAACGAGTGGGACATCAGCAGCGTTGGTGCCCAACTCGCGGTCGCGAAGGCTAGGGCGGCTCGCTGGGCCCGCAACGCTCGGACCTCTGACCCGCCAATGGTCGAGGACGTCAGAAGCCCGCCGCGGTGGCGGTCGAACCTGACCGGAACCTCTTCGTCAACGCCAGCTTCAGGAGGCGACGTGGTCACGGTCGCAGCAACGATCCCGGCCCTTCAGGCGATCGACGTCTCTCAGTATTCGGGCGGCGCGATCTGCCTTGTCCTGACGACCAATCGAATCTACTACCTCGTTCCCAATACCGGGAACGCTGACGACAGCCTGACGACGGCCAACTTCGTCGACGCGCTGAACGGAGGGGGCAAGCAATGGCGCGGTCAGTGATGCGGCGCCTGGCGGCGGTCGCCTTCGTGGTGGCGTGCCTAGTCGCTTCGGCGCGACCGGCGCAGGCGACGACTATCCCGGCGGCGAACCTGTTCTCAAGCAAGACCGTCATTTGTAACGGCATCAGCTCGGGATCTGTCCAGTTATCGGCAATCGACGTGACCGGGCTCCCTAGTTACGCGACGCAGGCTTGGGTCATTACGTCGCAGGCGTGGTTCGACCTGGTCCCGAACACTGGTCTACCTCCCGATGGGGCGACGCTCATCAACGCGAACTCCACCGATAGCCGTCAGTGGAAGATCATCTCCACCGGCGGAGGTGGAGGGTCACCGTCGGGACCGGCGGGCGGATCGCTGACCGGGACGTACCCGAATCCTGGATTTGCTGCTACCGGGGTAAGCGCCGGGGCCTACGGGGACGGTCAGCACGTCGCCACGTACACCGTGGGCGCCGATGGTCGTCTGACGATCGCCGCAAGCTCAACCATTTCCATTCCCTCGACGGCCGTAAGCGACAGCACGTCACTGGGAAGGTCACTCATGACGGCAGCCAACGTGTCCGCGGCGCAGTCGTCGCTTTCCTTGGTTCCGGGAACCAACGTCCAGGTGTACGACAGCGACCTGGCGGCAATCGCCGCCCTGACAACGGCTGCCGACAAGTGCATCTACTTCACCGGTTCTGGCGCCGCCGCACTGTATTCCTGCACGGCCGCCGGTCGCACTTGGGCTGGCCTTGCTGACGCAACCGCAGAGGCTGGAGCACTGAGCCTAGCGTCCATCGGAGGAACCCTCCCGCTATCCAAGATGGCGACCGGCACCGCCGGCAACCTGATCACGTACGATGCAAGCGGTAACCCGGCATCGGTTGCCACTGGGACGACCGGGCAAGCTCTCCTTAGTAATGGCCCAGGTGCCGCTCCAACATTCCAGACGCTCGTCGGCGGCGGAAACGCCCTCACGACGAACCCTCTGTCGCAGTTCGCAGCAACTACATCGGCGCAGTTGGCCGGCGTCCTGACGAACGAGACAGGGTCAAACTTCGTCGTCTACTCGACTAATCCCGTCTTCGACTCCTGGAACGCCTACACAGAGATCGCGGCGCCAACGTCTCCCAGCGCCGGAACCGGGCGGGCCTGGGCCGATAGCACCGACCATCGCTGGCACGACAAGAACAGTTCAGGCGTCGTCGCTACGACCGTCGTCTCAAGCACCGCCGGTGCCAACCAGGTAGCGACGGGCGTCAGCGCTGCGGGCGTAGTTCAGTACACAACTGCGACTGCCCTGGCCTTCTCGGCGGCAATGTCCGACATGGGGACCTTCTCGTCATCGACGCTCGCCGGCCGGATGACAGATGAGACCGGCACCGGCCTGGCGTGCTTTGCCACCAATCCAACGCTAACCGGCGCAACGATGGCCGGCGCCCTGCACCTCGGGGACAACCCGGTTGACCTGACGGTACACAGCGATGGGAACAAGACCGGTGCAAGCCCGGCTCTGGCTGACTTCTCGACCACCAGCAACCGCCACACGTGGACCCTCACGGGCAACGTCACGGGAACGCCCACGTGGACCATCGGCTCCGCGAAGTCATTCCGCGTGTCCGTATGTCAGGACGGGACTGGCAGCCGCACGATGGTCTGGCCATCGACACCGACCCTGACCTGGGTCGGTGGCTCTGCCCCGACGCTGACCACGACTGCCAGCGCCTGTGACCTGATCGCCTTCGACTACGACGGAACGACGATCATTGGTCAGGCGGCTTCGGCGGGCGGCGGCGGCGGAATCACCGCTGGCACCGGTGACGTCACGTTCAGCGGTAGCGGCAGCGTCACCACGACGCTGGCTAACATCCCGAACGACGTACCGCAGGCCGGAGACATCCTGGTCACGAACACCGTCGCCCCGAGCACGCCCGCCGCCGGTAAGACGCGGGTCTACGTCGACAGCACGAACAAGGTCCTGTCGTCCAAGAACGACGCCGGAACCGTCACCCACGGCGTAGCCACGCAAACGTCCGTATCGAACCAGTGGGTAAAGACCATCGGCGCCGACGGCAGCGTCACGACCACGCAGGTGACGGTGCCTGACCTGGCATCGTTCGCGAGCTCTGCGCTACTTGCGAAGGTCACCGACGCAACGGGAGCCTCGGGCGTGCTGGTGTTCAACGCCAACCCCGGGCTGACTGGCGCCCAGATGAGCGGGCAGCTCACGCTCAACGACAACCCGGAGACGACCACCGAGCACGATGACGGTAACAAGACCGGCGCCGCGCCCGCGCTGGCGAACTTCAGTAACACCAGCAACACCCACAAGTGGACGTTGACCGGAAACGTCACGGGAACGCCGACGTGGACGATGCCGAGTGCCGCGGCGATGCTCCAGGTCCGCGTCTGCCAGGACGCCACGGGCTCGCGGACGCAGACCTGGCCGACGTCGCCGACACTGACGTGGGTCAAGGGTTCGGCGCCAACCCTAAGCACGGCCGCTAGCGCCTGCGACCTGATCCGGTTCTGGTACACGGGCACGGCTCTCGTTGGGTACCCGATCGACGGGACGGCATACCTGCCGCTGGCCGGCGGAACAATGACCGGCGCCGTTGCGATGGGCGCCCAGAACATCACGAACATCAAGGATGCGTCGTGGGTCCACGCCACGGCCAGCGTTACCGGGGCCTCCCCGACCCTGGCCGACTGGACGACGGGCAACTTCATCACGATCACGCTGACCGGAAACGTCACGGGGACTCCGACGTTCACGGCGCCCACGCTCGGATCTGGCGGCGTCGCAAGGCTGACCCTTCGTATCAAGCAGGACGGAACCGGTAGCCGCACCCTGTCCGCGTGGCCGACCGGCACCAGGTGGCAGAGCGGCACGGCGCCGACCCTGCCCACGGCCGCGAACTCCGTCTACTACGTTACCTTCTGGTACGACGGCACGAACTACGACGGAGGCTACGGATCGTCGGGGGCGTGGCAATGATCCGGAATCTCCGGAGAGTTGCCGCAGCCGTCCTGCTGGTCTGCGTCTCGGGCGGCGCTTCATTCGGGGCGACCGCTACCGTCCAGCACCGCATGACGGAGACGACAGGCACCAGCCTGGCCGACTCCGGTCCTGCGACCACGATCCCGCTCACGCTCACAGTGGGAAGCGGGGCGTTCTCGAGCATCACGGCCGGCAAGGGCTTCACCTTCGCGGCCAACGCCTGCGCGGACAGCGGCTCCCTGGCCAGTTCGAAGCTCGCCAATACGTCTACGGGGGTTGCATCGGCGACCCAATTGACCCTCGAAGTCGTTCTCGACACCACGAACGCTACGGCGTTCGACCAGATTTACGGGTTCAGCAACAGTACCTTCGACGAGTCCTGCGCCCTCTACATGGGGTCGACCGGGACGAACCAGATTTGCTTCGAGTGCCCGGCGGGGGCTGCCGTCTGTTACGACCAGACGCCTGGCTTTCACGTCCTGTACGCGATCTACGACTCGCCGAACGCGACCAGCTCCAGCCGTAACCTGCTCTACATCGACAACGTCCTTGCGACTGTCAACACCACGCCTACGGCTGCCGTCTATCCGACTCTGAACGCGGCGGCGGACGCGGGGTTCACCAACTGGGCAAACCAGCGCCTGGACATCGGGTGTTACGTCTCGACGGCCGTTGCTCAGGGCTTCGTCGGGCCAATCTACTACGCCGCCACGTACGCTAGGTACGTCTTCACTTCCGGCGACCGCAGCAGCCACTACACGGCACTGGTTGCCAACAACGACGCCGACCCGAACGGCGGCGCGGTCGCCAGTCCTGACCCGTTCTTCCTGGCCTACTCCATGGGACCTCTGTGCGGGGCTGGCGGGGGACGCGACGAAGCGGCGGGCGTGTGGTGGCCGTCGAGTGCGCCAGTCGACCACGCAATGTGGTGCGGCCTGTGAGACTGGGGTCGGCTGCGTGCGCAGCGTTCTTTGCCTGTGTGCTGACGAGCGTGAGCGCGTTGGCCTACGGTCCGCTGGCCAGCCCGGCATGCGTTACCGGCTCGGCCACGGGGACGACCTACTACGCCTGTGACTGTCAGTCGGGAGCGCAGTCCGGGTGCGTCGCCGGCAGCAACGTAGCCGCTGGGACCTCGCCAGCAACCGCCTGGCAGACCTGGGAGAAGCTACGGACGCAAATCGTGGCGGCCCACGACGGTGACCGCTTCCTGGCGTGCCAAGGCGGCAGCTTCACCGTCTCGAACACGTCCATCGCGAACAGCAGCCTGACCGTCGGCGGCGGTGGCATCGCCATCAGCTCATACCAAGCCACGTGGGGCGGGGCCGGCGTGCGTCCCATCCTGACCGTACCGGCGGCACAGGACGGCATCGACATCATCAGCGCGTCGGCGGCCATCGGCCCCTACATGATTGCCGACCTGGAGATCGTTGGTCTTGGCAACTCGTCCATCTCCACGCAGGCGTTCGGGGTGTTCCTGTACGGAAACTCGACAGGCGTGACGATGTGCAACCTGTACATTCACAACATGCAGATCGCCTCGAACGTTGCTCGCAACGTCGAGACGGACCGGCAGACGAACACCACCATCCGCGACTGCACCTTTACGGACAACTGGGGCCAGGGGTTCCTGGGTGGCGGCGAGAACTTCTCCATCATCCGTTCGTACCTGGCCAGGAACGGCACGCGGACGTCGCTCGACCACAACATCTACCTCGTCGGCGCGAACGGCAGCGACTCGACGCAGCCGAGCGACACGATGCTGATCCAGGACAACGAGATCACGCAGACGGCATGGACCGCTGGCACCGGCTGCCAGGCGGCGGAGATCGTCGTCCACGGTCTGATGGCGAACCTGACCATCAAGGGCAACTACATCCACGAGGCCATCGGTACTATCGACCCGGGCTGCTGGGGGATCGCCCCTGCCCCCGGCTACGTCTACACGGAGAAGATGACGAACGTCATCGTCGACAGCAACCGCATCGAGAACGTCGGTAACGTCAGCATCGCGGCCGGGTCGTGGAACGGCGGGTCCATCCGCAACAACGTCATCACCAACGTCCAGTCGCCGTCGGTCAACGACAAGGCGATCAGCATGTCGGAGAACGAGTGCCACTCGACGGGCACCGGATCGTGCTCAGACAGCGGCGGGCTTCCGGCGGGCGGAACCGACTTCACGCTGACCGGCGTGTCGGTAGTCAACAACTCGATCAATCTCAACACCGGAACCGCTCTCGGCATCCTGAACGGCGGCAGCGGGTACTACGCGGTCAACAACGCCGTGTATTTCAGCGGCGGAACGTCTACGTGCTTCAGTTTTCCGCTGTCGACCGCATCCTACACGATGGTCGACTACAACCTCTGCTTCATCAGCGGAGGCACGGGAAACCACTGGCAATCATCGCAGTCGCTGGCCACGTGGACAGGTGCCACCGGCTTCGACACGCACAGCCTGATCGTGACGCCGTCGTTCATCTCGGTCGCGTCTCCTTACAACCTTGCGGTACTAGCGGCATCGCCGCTGGTGAACGCCGGCAACACCGCGAACGGGTCGTCGTCTGACATCCTCGGCACCACCCGACCTCAGCAGTCCATCACGGACATCGGGGCTTACGAACTCCTGGGCGCCATCGGCTCTATCGGCCTCGCGCCGCGGGCCCTGTTCATGTACGGGCCGGGGTTCTAGCCATGCCGACCATCGTACGCAGGCCGACTGGTTCCGAGGCTGGCGACCTCTACAACGAGCTCCTCAAGAATCGCCACCTCAACCCGGAGTTCGCTCCCGAGTTGAAGGCGATCACGTGCGACACGGTGGCTACCCTTCGAACCGTCAAGGGCGACCTGGCTGGCAACGCTGGCCCTCGATGCGTCGTCCTGAACGCGACCTCGACTCCTGGCGACGGCGGGGCTGGCATCTTCTACTGGCACAACACGATCGCTGGCGCCAACGGGGCCAGCATCGACGACAACGGAACGACGTACGTCCAGGTCATCGGAACTGACGGGAACTTCGTCACCCCAGGGGCTTGGGTCAGGATGCAGTTTGCGCGGACGCCCGACCAGCAGACGTTCTCTGCAAGCGGAACCTGGACAAAGCCAACGGGCGCCGCCTGGGTGCGGGTCGAACTGATCCCGTGGGGCGCGAGCGGAGCCGGTGGCGCGGCGAACATTGGGGTAGGCGGTCGTGCCGGAGCTGGGTCAGGCGTTGGCTTCTGGGAAGGCCCCGCTTCGCTCCTGGGGGCCACCGAATCGTTGGCCTTCGGGTCCCAGCCGGCCGGTGGGGCTGGCGGCATCTTCGGCGGCGCCGGTCCCGTCAATGGCACGGACGCCCCGGATGCGACCTTCGGTCAGTGGCTTCGCGTGAAGGGCGGTACCGCTGCCGGGGTAGGCGGATACGGCAACCTAGGAACGGGGGGTGCCGGCGGGGCCGCCACGGTAGCGGGAAGCGCTGGCACCGGGCGAGCCGCAGGAGGCGGAGCCGGCGGCGGAACTGGCGGTAACCCCGCTGGCACTGCTGGCGCTGCTGGCGGGGCAGGCGGAGGACAGGACCGCGCTACGGCGCTCGCCGGAGGTACCGCCGGGGCCGCTGGCACGGGCTCCGTAAACGCCACGTCCGGCGGCGCGGGGACATCCGCCGCAACCGGAGAAACAACGGGGGGCGCTGGGGGCGGCGGTGGCGGCGGTGGCGGAACACTTGCCGGGGCTCAGCCCGGGCAGGCCGGCGGAGACGGTGGCGGGTACGGCGGGGGCGGAGGGGGCGGAGGCGGCGGATCAACAGGCCGAAACGGAGCTGCAGGCGGCAAGGGCGGCCAGTGCTTCGGGAGGGTGACGACATGGTTCCAGTGATGCGCAATAAGGGAGCATGGCTCCTGTGCCAGGCCGCACGTCCAATGAACCTCGTAACGCGCGAATAAGAGATACAATTGACGCATGGGGAAGATCCCGATGGGAAAATTCAAGAAGCGTCCGATCGCTCCGGATGGAACCAAGACTTGTTCGATCTGTCTAATCGCGAAGCAAACGTCAGAGTTCAAGGCGAATGCGCTTGCGAAGACAGGGATCTCTTCGATATGCAAACCATGCGCCCGTGATCGCGCCAAGATCTACATGGATCGAGTGATGGCAAGACCTGGTGCTCGCGAAAAAAAGCGCTTGGTCGACGCAATTGCGAGAAACAAGAATGGCGCACTTGAGCGAAGGCGGGCGGTGATTGCAGCTAACTGTTCGGCGCGCGCAAAAGCGGAAGCGGCGCTGTGGCATCGCAACAACCATCTCAAGAAGAAATATGGCATCACGCTGGAAGAGCGAGATCGCATTGTTGCTAGCCAGGGCGGAAGATGCGCGATTTGCCTAACCGAGAATCCGGGCGGAAAAGGCCGCAGGCTTGGAATTGACCATGACCACAGCGACGGCAGGATCCGTGGTGCCCTGTGCAATAACTGCAACCGAGGCATCGGTCACCTGAAGGACTCTGTCGCAAGTCTCAGGGCTGCCATAGAATACCTAGAGGCATCCAACCTGGAAGCAGTGTACAAGTCGATCGCAAGTCGCGCTGATATCGGTCTTACTTACGGATCTGGTGTCACATGCCGCTAAGTCCAACTCCTATTTCATGGGATCTTACCGGAGGACTTGACACCGACAGTGGTCCATTAACAGTTGTACCTGGATCGCACCTAACTCTCGACAACGCAATTCAAGAGAGGCGCGGAGAGTGGAGGTCGCGTAACGGAACGACCGTCAGCGATCAGGACACTCTCCCGAACGGGATCGCTCCGACGATCGGAAAGATCGGAGACGCCGGCATGTTCGCCCTCAACTCCACTCTCGGCACGTACCAGCCGTCTCTTACGTCGAACCGCTGGACTAACGGACTCATCCCGTCTGGACTTCAGACCAACTACGACATTTCCCGCGTTCCTGTGGTGGCCAGCGATAACCCGGTGTTCGGATTCGCGCAGTATGGGAACCTGTACATCATCGCAAACCTTGACAGCGTCGCTCCATCGATCGCCGTTTTCGATTCGCAGGGCAAGACGCACACGAAGATGTCATTGCCTGCGGGAACGTACATCCGCGCCCGGTGCGCCGCGACGGCCAGCAGGCTGGTCGCGTACGTAGCTGACTCGTCCGGAAACCTGGTCGCTTACGTGGTGAACGCGTCTACGGGAGCAGTTACCAGCGGAACCATCAAGACCGGCCTGCACACAACCGCACCATTCATGGCAGCGCTCTGGGATGGATCGTCGGCGACGATTACGGTCGTAGCGCGACTGGCGGCTGGCGACGCTGTCCGTTTCATGGAGCACAATCCAGCGACGGGCGCACTGGCAACAGATGTATCGCTGGCGGCGATCGTAGGTAACAGCGCGCTTTCGCTGTTTCAGGACTACTCGAACAGCGGTATCCGGTTCGTCGGGGTCTCTGATACTACCGGACCGACCGTACGGGTTCTCCGCGTGACGTCAGCTGGGGCGATCTCGACAAACTCGCTCGTCAGTAGCACGGTAGCCGCGACGGCTATCACCGGAGTCGGATGGTCGTCTGGTGCGAACTGGTCAGCGGTCTACTGCGACGCCAGCGCCTTCAAGTCTCTGCGCATCGCGCGACTGATCGGAGGCATCGTAACGGACGCTGCCGTTATCAACGGAGGGTCCCTGAACGTGACCATCTCCCTGGATGGCGAGGCGTGGTCCGCCGACGGAACCTCGTTTCAGTTCTTGCTCGGGTATCACAGCAAGACGGCTAGTGATCCGCAGGACTCGTGGCAGATGGCATCGGCGACCATGTCCGGTCTGACGAACGTCGTGTGGAGAAACGGACGGATTGCGCCTCTCCAGGCCCAGGCCTACATGCTAGGGTCGGCGACCACTCAGTCTGCTCTCTTTCAGAGAAGCGGCGCCGGCTCTGACGTGTCGAAGTTTGCACTGCCCGTGCTGGCGTCGTACGCGCTGACGGCGGGAACCGCCAAGCGGCAATACTCGCTTGACGTCTTCACGCAGCAGATCCTGGGAAGTGCTGACATCGGTACTGACGTCAACCGCGGGTTCTCAGTTCAGTACAAGCAAACCGCGTTCATCCCTGGACCTGACGCGTGCTTCCTGGATGAAGGCAAGTTGTCTCCGATCGGCACCCCTGTGCCGCCACCGCAGCCGGTTGGTGCAGGCGGAGGCGCCGGGTCACTGACTCTGCTCGGGACGTACAACTACGTTGACGTCTGGGAGGTCCTGGATAGCGACGGTAATGTGTGGCGAAGCCCGCCTAGTGTTCCGTTCACAATTACCCTGACGGGCGGCCAGCAGTCCGTGAACTTCAGCGACGTGGAGTCGCTCGGCCTAAACGGAACCTTCGGCGGCAGCGCGCAGCAGCGGTTCCGCTTGAAGCGCTACCGTACTGCCAACCTCGGAACGGTCTATCGGCTAGTGGCAACTGTGGATAGCAGCGCATCGGACTCTTTCCAGCCGAACATCACGGACACGGCGTCGGACGCCAGCATCGTCAGTAGCGAGGTTCTGTATACAACTGGTGAGTTGTCGACGGCCATCACGCCACGGTTCTCCCATATGGCTACCTTCGGCGACCGCCTATGGGGAGTAAATGCCGACTATCGAACGGAGGTGTGGCCATCGAAGAATCTTCGTTCCGGTCGGCAGCCTGAGTTTGTCGAAGAAGGTGTAGTCGACATCGACGATAACTACGGTGACATCACTGGGATCGTCGGCCTAGACGGCAACGGCGTAGCCTTCAAGCGCACGGCGATCTACTTCATCGTCGGCGATGGACTCACGGACGCGGGCAGCGGTCAGTCACACACGTACCAGCAGGTCGCCACTGGCGTAGGGGCGATTCCTGGATCTCCGATCGTAGTCTCAGGTGACAAAGTATTCTTCGTGAGCGACCGAGGCATCTACTCCATCGACCGCGGCGGCAACCTCGCGTACATCGGTTCCGGCGTCGACAAGTGGTTCAACCAGCCACTCATCCAGGCTCCCGAGCGCGTGTACGACGGCCTCTTCGCGCCCAAGCAGAACGAGGTCAGGTTCGTCACCACGAACTACATCCTGGTCTACGACCTGAAGTACAACACCTGGACCCGCTGGACCGGGCTTTCCGGGATGCGCCGGTGCCTGCTCATCAATGACAAGATGGTCATGTTCAAGACCGACGGGACGGTCTGGCGCGAAGGCGACGAGACGGTCAACACCGACAACGGAACGCCCTACAACGGCATCATCCGAAGCGCGTGGGTGCGGCCGACGGACTTCGGGCAGATTCGGCTGTACCGTGGCCTAGTCCTCGGAGAGCGAACGTCGGGAGGCGGAAACGTCACTCCCACGATGCAAATCTACGAGGACAACTCCGACACGCCCGTCCAGTCGCTCAGTCCGTCGTCGCCCATCTCCGGGGCTACGCTGGTTATCCAGGCAGAGGCGCGGCCTCAATTTCAGAACTGCTCAACGTTCTCACTCCAGATCACCCTGCCACCGTCCGACATCACGACGCGACTTGCCAAATGGGGGGCAGAGATCGGAGTACGACAGCCGAGAGCCCAGAAGCGGTCCGTAGCCGGCGGCGGAAGCTGGCAGTAGGCAACGCGTCATGACGGTCGATGTCGGCCGGTTGGGCGACCGCTGAATCTGCTTGCGCCGCGATCGCTCGCAGGTGCACCATTGCTGTATGAAGTTGGCGGCGTTCGGACTGGTGTTCATGGCTGCACTTGCGGCCGGCTGCGGAGACATCAAGCTCGTCCCCGAGGCGGACAAGATGGTCGACGCCCCGGCCGATGCGAGCCGCGCCGAGGGACTGATCGCGTCGACCTATCAGATCCCGGCTTCGGAGATGTCGTATCTCGAGGTCTACTGGTACGGCGGGGCGGCCCTGAACTGCAACGACGGCGGCTTCATCGCCCGCGACGGACATACCTGCGTCGGCGGAGAGCACCTGGACGGAGTGATCATCGTGGCCCGCGACGATCGTTCTTCCCTGTCGGGGACCGGATACCTCGCCCATGAGATGCTCCACTTCAAGCTTGGCCTGGACGGCGATCCTGACGAGACGCATTCCCGGCCCGAGTGGGGAACTACCTGGAACCATCCTCGCGGCTTGCTGGACGTCGCGAACGACGCCCTGGCCGCCGCTGGGATGTGATCGACGCGATCAGCGCTGGCGAACGAAGGTGTCTTTGAACCCGCGAGCCGTGCGGGTCCACATGGTATCGCCGTTTAGCACGTAGACGAGAGAAGCGGTTTCTGGCTTGCTGTCGAACCGCAGGACGATGTCGTGTCCGGTGGCTGCCGAGTACCTACCTGATCCGGCGATCTTCTCCGTAGGCCGCGAGTGCCTAGCGTCAACCTGTGCGATGAAGACCGAGAACGTACCGTCGGCCCGCAGGGTAAGGAAGTCGCGTCCCGAGGGGTCGGCCTCTGACGGATCCTCGAGCCAGCGACCGACCAGCGGGTCATCATCCACGGTCGCCGATGGCGCCACGGGCGCCAACACAGAGCCGGAGGCGTGGACGTCCCCCTGATTGCTCACCGTCGTCAGCGCCGCCCCGAACAAGATCATGACCCCCGCCACCCAAGCCGTCGTCTTCAGCATGCGTACATGGTGCGACAAGGCGACCCGGATGCCAATCCTGAACGTTCGCCCAGCGATGTAGCGCCCGCAACAAGGCTTACGGATTGACTTTCAGCGGGTTCCGTGCTCTCATTTTCGTGAGCCAAGCGGAATCGGCCCAAGCGTTGTCCTGGCCACAGCTCGAACGTTCGTTCGTGCGAGGTCAGCTTGGGCGGATTCTTCGATCCTGAAGCGCGTCAGAAGGCGATTGACGCCGCGACCCAGGCAGCTAGCTCGGGTGGCGATGCTCAGAAGGCATTCACCGACGCCCTCGGCGGGTCCAGTGGCAGCGTTTCGAATGTCGTTGAGTCGATCCCGGTTGTCGGTCCGGTAATCCAGAAGACCTTCGATCCGAAGGCGCCGACCGACCTGACGAAGACCGACGCCTACAAGGCGACGCAGGATTTCAATACGCAGTTGGCCCAGCAGCAGGCGGCGAATGGGCCGTCGGCAACGCCGACCGTGGGCAAAGACCCGGCGGCGAAGACCGCGCTGACGCAGTCCCAGCAGCAGCAGCAGGGCGCACAGGCCGCCTACGACAAGGCGGTAGCGGACGCACAGGCTGCAGCTCAGTCAGCGAACGGAGGCGGGATCGGCGGGTCTATCGCGTCGTCGGTTTCTGTCATGACCAATCCGACGGTCAAGGCTGCGAAGGCCGCCTTAGACGCCGCGACCCAGGCGGCCCAGCAAGCCCAGCAGGCTTACGACGGAAGTACAAACCCGGCGCTGAATGTCACGGCCCCGACGGTTGCCAACGCGCCTCTCATCCAGGCCGGGACGGTATCAGCCGGGCAGGTGACGGCCCCGGTCATCACGGGACCGGGTGCGATCTCAGCCCCGGTCATCGCCGCGCCCACGCCGATCTCAGCCATCTACAACACGGCCCCGACGGCTACCGCTGGGAGCATGACCGCGCCAGGCGACATCGCCGCCCAGAACATCGACCGGATCAAGCTCGATACCACGAACTCGGATGCCAGCCGCCAGCAATTCTTGCAGGCACTGGCATTGTCACAGGGAGCGGCCGAAGGGAACGCCCCGAGCGCTGCCGAGGCGTTGCTACAGAGGGGCATCGACGAGAACGTCGGCACTGCCTACGGACTGGCGGCGTCTCTTCAGGGACGTAACCCGGGGCTCGCCCTGCGCACTGGCGCGATCTCGGCGTCTGACGCCATCGCGAAGTCGGCCGCCGACATGGCGGCGCTTCGGGCAACTGAGATGGCGACTGCTCGCCAGCAGTACGGCAGCATGGCCGGCCAGCTCAATCAGAACGACATCACGCAGGCGGGCCAGCAGCTCAGCGCCGATGTCAGCGTCGCGGAAGCGAACGCTTCGAACATGCTGGATGCGGCGAAGTCGAACCAGTCGACGAAGCTTCAGACGTCGATCGCTAACCTGAACGCGCAGACGCAGACGGCGCTGGCGAACCTTCAGGCGGCCGTGTCGACGAACAACGCGAACCAGGCAGCGGACATGCAAGCCAAGGTCGCGAACCTTACGGCCACGACGCAAGTAGCGACGCAGAACGCGCTAGACGCCACGAACACGAACATCGCGAACCTGAACGCACAACTCGACGTCCTGAAGAAGAACGCCGATCTCGCGATGAAGGCCGGAGAGGACAACCAGGCCGCCGACCTGCAGTCGCAGATCGCGAACCTGAACGCATCGCTCAAGGCCGCGGAAGACAACCAGGTGATGCTCCACAACACCCTGGTCGACAACGCGAACCTTAAGGCCCAGGCGGACCAGTTCAACGCAGGTACATCCCTCAAGGTCGACCAGCTGAATCAGAGCGCAGATCTACAGCAGCAGGTCATCAACGACGCCCGCCGCCAGGGGTTCACCGACGACCAGATCAAGCTTCTGCTTGCACAACTCGGCGTGACGACGACGAACGCCCAGACGCAGGCGAACTTCGACTCTAGTCAGCAGGCGTTCTACGGGAAGCTGATCGCGTCGCTAGGAACGGCGGCTGCTGGCGGAGCTGGTGGAGGTGCCGTGGCCGGTGGCGCCGTGCCAACACAGATCGGCGCTAACGGATCTCCGATCTTGGAATGAGGATCTGATGGCAACCAACCAAGACGACGATACCGACCTCCTGGAACAGCATGCCGCCGCGCCCGTGCAACCAACGGTCGCTGGAGCGCCCATGGTACCCGGCGTGGTCGCGCCTGGGAATCCGATGTTTCCCGAACTTGAGGTCCGCCACAAGGACGGGCCTGACATCACCTCGACAACGTCGAAGCCAGCACTGGCTCCCGAGCAGATCGACGCACTGAAGGGTCACAAGGACCTGCTCGAAGGCGCGAAGAAGATCGCCGACGAGACCATGGAGCAGAGCCAGGCTACCCACTACCTGGAACAACTCGCACGCGAGAAGGTTGCCGCCGAGACTGCTCGCCAAGAGCAGGCGTACCTAGGCGTTGACGACAAGGCGCTAGCGAACATCGACGCCCACGCGGCGCACCTGCGGGACGCCGTGCAGCGGTACGAGTCGATGCCTCTGCCGTCTCTGTTCGGGGATAAGACGACCGGCAGGCAAGCGCTGATGGGGCTAGGACTCGCCCTGGGTGCACTCGGAAGCGCGGCGTCTGCACAAGCGAACGCCCGCCTCGGCGGCGGTGGCCAGGCACCAGATACCGTCGGCGAAATCATCAAGAACGACCTAGACCGCCAGCGGCAGAACATCAAGGAGATGTCAGACCGCGTGGCCATGGCGAAGGCCGGCGTCGACGACGCTATTCAGGCGCGGAAACTTCTGCTTGCCGACGTGGATGCTCGCGGGGCCACGGCATTCAAGAGAATCGCCGCGATCGCGAAGGCCAACCTTGGATCCCAGGGGCTTGCCCAGGACGCCATCGACAATCATCAGGCCTACCTGGACGCCCAGAAGAACTACCAGGAGTCAGTCGACCGCACGGTCGCCGGGCTGACCCAGACGCACACGACATCGGCGCAGCAAGAGGCCGATACGACGACTACGCGCTCTGGGCAGGACAAGGCGCCAAAGGACAGCCTGGCAAGCCTACGCCGCGAGCGCATCGCTGCAAATATCGAGGAGTACAATAAGGCAGCCGAAGAACTGAAGAAGCTCGGTCCTGACGTCATCACTCCGGAGGTCCTTGACAGGGTACAGCGCAACGAGACGGCGCTGCATGCGGCGGATCAGGCGCATGGCATCACTGGCGTCGTTGGCGTCGTCGCAGGACGAGCAGCAGAGTTCGTCCCCAAGGGGAAATACGACGGTCTGACGGACGACCAGGCGAGAGCGATGCAGGCAATCGACACCATGCTTCAGCATGGGTCAGAGATGCAGCCGTCTACCGGCGTCGAGGTGTCAGAGCAGTGGAAGGGCACGAATCGGCCGAAGCCTGGCACGTCCCAGGACGTGGTGAACGAACGACTCAAGCACCTGATCCAGGCCGGACAGGACTACCGTGCGATCATTGATCCGAACCGCATTGGCTCACGGGCCGACGCTGCTGCCGCAGGCGAGCCGGCTCCGTCGTTTCTGGCCAAGCCTGGCGCCGTCAGCGGCAACTCCGTCCGCAACCTGACTCCATCGGCGGTCCCGCAGGCAGTGAACCCAGATGACCCTAACGCGGCGAACGCAAGCCGGCCGCTCGAGGAAGATGCGGGCGCCGAAGAGTTGCCACCGGCAACCAAGGCGACGCCCACTACCAAGACGTTCCAGGGCAAGGCAGGGAATCACGCCCCCGCCACGATGCAGCCGATGAAGGCGCCGGCAGCTTCCGCGACGCCTGACATTCCCCGGACACTGACGCCGGCAAAGATCAAGTTCATCGAGCAGGCGAAGAAGGAGCATTTCATGCCGCCGCCGAACGTTTTGAAGGAACTCGGCTTGACCCAGGAGGACTTCGACTAATGGCCGATCCGATCAGCCCTGAACTGCTGGCGGCCTATCGTGAGGCGCTGTCCGAGACGAGCCGCGCTCCTATCGCTGCGCCTGACGTGCCAACGTCCGTTCCTGCTGCGCCCGCCGCTGCAGCAGCGGCCCCCGGTGGCGACATGGTGTCCAAGTTCCTGGCCGGTGCCTCGCCGCAGACCCACGCCGCGATCCAGGACTTCCACGACGGTCCGAATGGAAACGACCCTGACCAGCGGGTACGCGACCTGCTGGCGAAGCAGTACCCGCCTGGCATGTCGGCGAAGGACATCACGGCGAAGCTGGCGGCCGACAAGGCGGCGGTGGGTAAGAGCGTCGGGCCTGGCGAGACATTCCTGTCCCAGTTCGCCAACAGCGCCGGCCTTGGTTTCGGAGACGAGGCGGGGGCGGCTACGCAGCGAGCCTACGACATGGTGACTGGAACGCCGTCGTCATACACGGCGATCCGAGACAACATGCGCGCGCGGAGAGAGGCCGGATCGGCACAGCACCGCGGGGCTTCGATCGCTGGCGACCTGGCGGGCGGGGCGCTACTGGGGGCCATGATCCCCGTGCCGTCGACCCTCGGCCGAGCCACGGCCCTCGGGGCCGGATTCGGGGCTGCATCTGGAGCAGGCAACAGCGACGCGGACATCGACTCGACGCAGTTCGCTGGTGATGTCGTCAAGGGCGCCGGAATCGGCGGCATGGCCGGGGCCGCCGGCTACAAGCTGACGAAGTACATCAACGATGCCCCGGAGCGCCAGACTGACGCGACCATGCGGAAGATCGTTGGCCGAGGAGGGGAGGGCGCCCAGAAGGAGGCCGATGCCGTCCAGGACTCGGTCCTCTATGCGCTGAAGGAGCACCCCGAGGTCAAGTCGACCGTGGGCCAGCCCAAGGAAACGATCCGCACCGCCGAGACGGCGATCGCCGGTCGCAGCGCTGGAAATACCAGCATTTACGACGGGGCGACGGAAGTATCTGCCAAGGCTGCGGAGAAGTCTGCCCAGGCGGAAGCGGCCCGCCTTCAGTCCCTCGCCGAAGAGGCCGAGCACGAGGCCGAGAAGAAGGCCGGAACCATCCCGGCGATTCAGAAGGCCATCGAACGGCACAGCAAGAACGCCGACAAGTACGTCAACCCCGATCTCAACGCCAGGGCGGCTATGAACGCGTCCAAGCGAGAGATTGAACTGGCGGAGACTCAGGCCGCCATCGATGCCGCCAAGGAACAGGCGGCCTCCCTGCGCGCCCAGGCGCAGGCGGCGATTGAGAACGGTGCTGCCGGCGGTGGCGTGGCCACCGATGCCATCAAGGACGCCATCTCCAAGAGCGGCGTCCCGGGTCGCGATCATGGCCCAGCGATCGCCAAGTTCGGCAAGGCTCTGGACGAGCTGGCCGGTGGACGTTCGCGGATACCGGCGCGCGAGGTGCGCGACTGGATCACCGACTACCTCGGGCCGAACACGATGCCATCCGCCGAGACCACGACCGAGCAGGCCAAGCAAGGCGCCAGGATCGCCGCCCGCGACGTCCTGACAAAGCACGTCGCGGACACGCTGGGGGAAGACGCGGCCAAGCAGGTCGCCGACAACAACCGTGCCATCACGGGTCTGTCGACGATCCGCGACATCGCCGAGACGAACGCGCGCAAGGGACGCTACCGCCCGGAAGACCTACAGGGCCAGGGGTTCAAGGCGTCTACCATCGGCAAGGTAAAGCACGCGATCGGTGACGCAGCTACGGCCGTCGCTGGAAGCGCCCCGATCCAGGCCGCGGGCGGGAGTGCGATCGGAAACGGTGTCGCTGGCGCCGTGGCTCAGCCCGCAATCGACCTGGCCACTCTTCGGGCGAAGGCGAAGCAGACCATCTTCGGTGACTGATGGAAAGGTCATGGCTCAAGATGCCCCCGCGTAAGCCGCCGGACGACCCCGAGACGATCGATCTCGTGTCGTTCAACGCCAGGGCGAACCTGCTGGAGCAGAAGACCGGAAAGGTGCCTGCGTTCGTTACCTACGTCCGCCAGAACGGTCCCAAGCTCACCTTCGACGAGTGGGGCCAGGCTCTCCCCCTGTCCCCCATGGAGCAGTCAGACCTGGACAGGTTGGTTGCCGTGCTGATGGACCCGGTGACCAGGTTCCGGGACTTGCTGACGTGCGGGCGCCTAAACGACGACGAGGTACAGGCTGTCTCCGCAGTCTATCCGGAGGTGTACGCCGCTGTCGTGAATGCGGCCGTCAAGGACATGATCGTGGCCCAGCCGCCGTTCGCGCTCTGGGCACAGTCGGTACTTGGAATCCTGTTCCAGAAGCCCGCGACGGAGATGTACGCGAGCACCATCAACGCCACCGACGAGATCGGACGGCCAAAGGAGAACCGCGCCAGCCCTGGCCTGGCGTCTCCCCCCGACGCCATCCCAACGCCACAGGACCGCCGAGACACCGCAATTCGCCAGCAGGCGAGGAAATAGGACAGACCCATGGCATTCCAGCAATCGATCCAATGGAAGAACGCCCTCAACGCCACGCTCGCATCTGGCAACACCGTTGCCCAGGTGATCATCCCATTCCAAGGCCGACACTCGTTCAGCGCCGTGGAGTCCTACAACCAGGATGCCACGCACACGCTTGTTGCGACGCTCGCGCTCGAGATCTCAAACGACTATGACCGGCGCAACCCGACGCAGGCTACGTGGGATCCGGTAACTGACGCCGCCATCGTGGCGTGGTTGACCACAGACGCTACGGCGACACCAAAGGGCGGGAAGCCGAATGGATCCGCTGGCACGGGATCCATGGTGATTGATCCGCTGCGCGCTGCGGCTCTGCGCTGGACCGCGACATGGGTGTCTGGAACCGGAAGCTACAAGCTCGACGTCGACATGGAGTAACGGAATATGGCATCTCTGATCAAAGGACTCGGCGCGACCGCCAACGTCAGTTCGGCATCTGGGACCCTTCCCGTCGCTAACGGAGGTACCGGGAGAACATCCGGGGCCGGGGCCGACGTCCAGACCTTCACTGCCAATGGCACGTGGATAAGGCCTACCGGAAACTACGGATCTTGTCGCGTCATCGTCACCGGATGCGGTGGCCCTGGCGGCGGCGGTCCCATCGTGGCGACGTCGACCGCGGCGAGCGGAGGAGGAGGAGGAGGAGGAGGCGGTCAGTCCGATGTGACGTTCCCGTTTTCGCTCATGCCATCGACGGCTGCCGTGGTTGTGCCAACGGCTCCCGCGGGCGGGGCCGGGGCAACGGTGAGCGGCCCGGGGGCTACCGGCGCTGGAGCAGCTGCGGTGACGTTCGACAACCCGGCGTCGCTGACCTACGTGCAGGCGTACTCGGGCGGTGCCGGATTCGGCGGCCTGGCGAGCAGCGGGGCCGGCGGCGGTGGCGGAGCCGGGATCGGTGGCAATGGCGGCAACTCATCGGGCGGCGCTGGAACCGCAGGATCGTTCGGCGGCGGCGCGGGTGGTGCTGGCGGAGCTGGAGCGAACGCTTCAATCTACGGCGGGGGCGCTGGCGGAGGTGGAACTGGCGGAGCAGGCGGTGCGGGCAACGCCGGAGGCGTCGGGAACTTCGGGTGTGGCGGCGGCGGCAGCGGTGGTGGCATCACGTCTGCTAACGCGGTAGGAAGCGGCGCCGCAGGCGGCATGGCGGCGGGCTCACGTGGTACCGCTTCGGCCGGATCGGCCAACAGCGCGACCGCCCTCGGTGATGGAACGATGTCAGGCGGGGGTGGCGGAGGCGGCGGCGGAAAGACGACTACGTCCGGCGGTGACGGCGCGAATGGCCAGTTTCCAGGAGGCGGCGCGGGCGGCGGGGGCGCTACTCAGACCGGAACGCGCGGCGGTAACGGAGGCACGGGCGGCGGCGGTCAGGTGACAGTCATCTGTGATTGACTGGCGATAACTGCTTCACCCCAAACACCAAAACTAGGCGTCTTCGCCGGTAACTCCACGTCTGCTGTCCAGCAGTTCGAGACGTGGCTGGGAAGGAACGTTGACGGTATCCTTGGGTTCACTGGCCAGACCGACTGGGCTGATTTCGAAGGGTCGATCCCGTTCGCGATCAACATCTGGAAGGGCCTGGACCGACCGGTGTTCTGGACGATACCTCTGATCGTCACGGGTGCCACGCTAGACGACGCAGCGGCCGGCCTCTTCGATGGCCACTACCTCGTAGCGGCTACGGCGTTGGCCGCGTTTCGTCCGCAGGACGCGCAAATCTACATCCGCACCGGCTGGGAACTCAACGGCAACTGGTTCCCATGGGCTGCACAAGGACACGAGGCCGCGTACATCGCAGCCTTCCGCCGGTTCGTGTCGGTCTTCCGATCGGTGTCAAACCGCTTCGTATTCGAGTGGAACGTCAACTGTGGTGGATCCTGGGACCCCTCGACCGCATACCCGGGGGACGACGTCGTCGACATCATCGGCATGGACGTCTACTGGCAGACGGCTTTCGACGGTACTGACCCGATCGTAGCTTGGAAGAACAAGGTCACCGGTAGCTGGGGGCTCGGCTGGCATCAGACCTTCGCCGCGCAACGAGGCAAGCCTACGGCCTACCCCGAGTGGGGGATCCAATCCGATCTAGCCGCGCCGTACATCGACCTAGCCCGGCAATGGTTCGCGGCCCACCACGTGAAGTACCAGACCTACTGGAATTCGGCTTCTAGCTTCAACGGTACGCTGTCCAATGAGCAGTACCCGACGGCGGGAACCATGTACAAGAGCCTGTTCCGTATGCGGTGACCGGACCGGTCGCCTATTGCATGGCGCCGGGACCTGACGGTCCCCTGCGTTCTAGGTAGTCGGCCATTTCGGATAGGTCATCTTCCGAGAAGTTCTCGTCGTTCCCCGCGATGGGATGCTGTGTGTCGGTGTCGGTCTGCATGGTTGCTCTCCCCTCGGGCGACATGCCCAGTACCATAGTCAGGGCGGATTAAAGAGCGTTTCCGCCTGGTTTGCGGCCGGTAAGTCGTTGACACTATTTCCGGAACATGCTCAAATTCAGGTGAGCCAAGCGGTCCAGGCCCAAGCGTTCAACATGGCCAAGCTCGAACGTCTGTTCGTGCGAGGTCGTCATGTTTTCAGGACGCTCTGTTTCTTCGGTCCGTAGTCTGATCGCTTGCGCCGCGCTGGTCGCGGTTGTCGTTTGCGGGACTTCCTGTGCCACCACTGGCACCCCCGGCCCGGCCGCCTCCGTTCCCGCCCAGATTGCCGCCGACTGCGGGGCGCCCGTCCTGCGAGACGAGGCCACGCATCTGGTCGACGACGTCGCGTCTGCCCTGGAGACGTCGACCGACTGGCAGGCCGCGCTGAAGGCCCTCGGGAACACGCAATACGACCGCCTGAAGGCCGACACCTGGCCGGCCATCAAGTGCGCCGTGGGCGAAGTCCTGGGGCGGACCGACGCGCAGCTCGCGGCCCGCTCAATGATGGACGAGGACGCGGCGAAGCTGACCCAGCGGCGGCACGACCGGGCGGCGCAGTGGCTGTCGGAGCACCCCGCGCCGTGAGACTGATCGATCTGCGCCCGAAGTGGGCGATCGACGCCGATATCGTCGTCGGCGGCCAGAGCGTCCACAATGAGCACCGCGAGGGGATGGCGGTCTCGTTCGACTGTCCTCACTGCCGGACCACCCGCCTGTGCGTGTTTTTCAAGAACCCGATCGACGGCGGGCTGCCATCGGATGACGGGCTGCTGTGGCAGCGAACCGGCGAGACGTTCGAGACGCTGTCGCTTTCACCGTCGGTTGACGTGAGCGCGCACGGACACTGGCACGGGTTCATCAGCAACGGCGAGGCCACCTGATGGCCGTCGTCGCCGTCATCAACCGGTCGAAACTCGACGACGCCGATGTCGCCTTCTTCGCGGCCGGCGTCGATGCCCAGTTGCGCGAGGATTTCATCCCCGCGTGGCATGGGCTGACCTACACGCCGGTCACGTTCTTCTCCTCGACGGCAAACCTCCCCGTGGCGTCGGGCATCGCCCGCCTGCTCATCATCCAGGACACGATCGACCAGGAGGGCGCCGCCGGGTACCACGACTTCGTTGGCGTCCCCCGGTCGATCATCCTGGCCAACGGCCAGCAGACCTCCGTGACCATGAGCCACGAGGCGTGCGAGATGACGGCGGACCCCAACGCGGACAAGTGGGTGCCGCTCGGCGACGGCAGGGAGACCGCCCTGGAGGTGTGCGATCCGGTCGAGATCGACACCTACGCGAAGTTGGTGACGGTCATGGGCGCCGAACGGTACGTCGTGGTCTCGAACTTTGTTCTGCCGTCGTGGTTCCAGCCGACCGGCCGCGGCCCCTTCGACCAGATGGGAACCGTCTCCCAGGCGCTGGAGTCGTCCCCCGGTGGCTACCAAATCATCTTGGCGCCCGATGGCTCCGTCTCTGACGTCTGGGGCAGCCAGGAAGCCAAGGCCGCCCGCCGGGGGACGAAGGTTGCCAACGCTACGAGCCGGTCCTTCCGGCGTGGACTGCGGGCCTGAACAACGAAAGGACTGTGATGACACCTCCGTTTCACCTGACCACCAAGGCGCTGACGATCCTGGCCCTCTGCATGGCAGTCGCCATGTGGTTTTTCAAGGCAGCCAAGGGGCTCCACATGCCGTTCGGGATGACCACCGACGACGTGCTGACGGGCCTCGGGAATCTCGGGATCTTGCTGGGCATCAACGGCGCTGGCCTGCTTCCAGGGCAAACCCTGCTGAAGAACGCCGACGCCGTCCGCGAGCAGATCGCCGTGCAGGCCACTCAAATCGCCGACGACAAGGAAGCGGTCAAGCCGTAACCCCATGCGCCCGTCCGACCGCTCACGGCCGTTCCGATCGATTCCCGCCGTCGTCGAAGACGATGAGCCGGGAGTCCCGGACCTGCGCGCGAAAAATCCCCTTCGCCGGCCGCTGACGAAGACGGTCAAGGAAGTCGCGACCCTGATCGGGGCCCTCGTTGCGATCGGCGGGTACGCGCTCGGCGGCGGCCGGTGGCTCCTCAAGCAGGCGGACATCGCGAAGAAGGCCGACATAGCGGCAGCCAACGCGCCGATCGTCGAATCGATCAAGACGTCCGACAGGCAGCGGGCGAAGGACAAGGCCGAGATCAAGGCAGAGCTCAAGGCCGCACAGGACGAGCGCCATGCCCTGGCGACGTCCGTCCAGGACATCAAGCGCGCGCTCCGCAAGATGCGTCCCGCCCAGAAGGATCTCCCGTGACAGTAACCCAACCACATAGCCCGTGCCCATCGAGGACCGCCGGGCGGAAACGATGAGGAATGACGGATGAGAAACTGGACAAGCGCGCGAACGGGAGCGGGGGGGGCTGGTCCGGGGGTGGCGGTTCCCGCCGTTCGTCAGTACGCCGTGGCTACCGGGAGACGGAGCGGGTCCTTGAAGGAATCAGAGACCATTTCTCGGCTTTCTTCGATGCTCTCTACTTCTCACGCGGGGCTTCTGGCGTTCGTGGAGCGACTGCGCGCCGAGAACTCGCCGCCCGGCTAGACGAGTCGTTCTCGATGCTGCCCCACATCACCGGTCTGCTTCGTGTCGAGGCCGTCGACATGGAGCGCGAGGCCCGAGATGAAGCTGAACGCGAGGCGGCCGAGGTGGCCAAGGCAGAGACGAAGGCGAAGGAAGAGAACGCAGGCAAGTGACAGAGCAAGACGACGCGACGGAGAACGCCGTCGAGATGGAATTCACGGAGGAGAAGACCCCCGCCGTTGGCCGTCGCTGCGCCGACTGCGGAGACCTGTTCCGTGTCTACGCCGACGATAAGGCGCCCCCTGGTTCCTATGCCGAGGCATGGCAGGTGCCCGTGATCTGCAAGGGGACCGCGGACCCATCGCTATGGCGCTGGTGCCAGGTGACCGGCGACCTGACCATGCCGGGGCGGATGCTAGTCCGGTACTTCCCCGACCGACGGAAGGGCGACCGACGGACGCCGCCGCCTATCCCGGAGGCCGCCAAGTGAGCGACGCTGAGACGATCCAACAGATCGCCGACGACGCACTGACCGTAGCGGAGCACCTGGGGTTCGCTTGCCCGCCGCTGATCTTGAGTGCCGCAGTCGCGAAGGTTGCGGTTGACATCGGGTTCGCGATCTTCCTTCGGTTGGCCGCCAAGTCCATCGTCGCGCAACGGGCGGCGCAGGTGGCAGGAGTGGCCGCGGCCGAGTCTCAAGCCGTCACGTCGGCCATGGCCCGGCTGCGCGCTCCGCTCCCGCGCATCTGCACGCCGTGCGCGATGGCGTTGGCTGACCATCTCGCCGCTACCGGGGAGGCCAAGCCATGAGGCCGGTCGACATCATCTTCCTCGTCACGCTCGTCTACCTGATCGTGCGGGACAGCCACCCGCCCGGCGGTGTCGGATGAGCCGCGGACTCATCGCCTTCAACGCCGCTCGACACGCCAACCGCTCGGACCCCACCATGACCACCGAAGAAGCCACCAAGTATGCCCACCTGAACGACGGACGCCGCCGCAAGGTTCCCAACTGCGGGACGTGCGGGGAGAAGGGCCACCGCTCGACGAGCCGCAAGCATCACCCGGCGGTCCATGTGGTTCCCGACGTCGTCCCGTGCCTGGAGACGGTGCGCAACCAGAAGGCCGACGATGGCGCCGCGTTCCACCGACAGAGCCGGACGATCTGGGGCGACCGTCCGCTGTCGAAGAAGGAAAAGCGCGCGGCGGCGCTGGTGGTTGTCGACGATGACGAGAGGCCGAAGACGCGCGGTGACTGCAAGGATGGGCCGCGGCCATGTGCCTACGTGTCTTGTTCGCATCACCTGTACTTGGACGTGACGGACGACGGCTCGCTGAAGCTGAACCACCCGCATCTCGAACCGTGGGAGTTGCGCGAGACGTGCGCCCTTGACGTGGCGGACCGGGGCCCGATCACCCTCGAAGAGACCGGCGCCAACTTGGGCCTAACGCGTGAGCGCGTCCGCCAGATCGAGGAGCGCAGCCTTCGCAAGTTGCGCCACCATACGCCGCGCGAAGCGGCGGAAGACATGCACGACCCCGGATCTTCCGGGCCGCCGAGTCAAGCAGGAACGATCTGGTGAAGGAGACAACGTGAACGAACTAGCAGCGAAAGCAATCGAACTGGCTCTGACTCAGGTCGGAGTGCGCGAGCATGGGCGGAACCGGGGACCGGAGATCGACGGGTACTGCCGCGACATCGGCCACGACGCGACCAAGGCGGATCCGTGGTGCGCGATCTTCGTGTCCGCCATGGTCAAGCGGTCCGCCGACGCGCTCGGCGTTCCCGTGCCGATCCACCTGACGGCCGGCGTCTGGACGCTCGACGAGAAGGCCCCCCCGTACATGCGGACGCTTCACCCGGTAGCCGGGTCGATCTTCATCGTCGGTGGCCACCGTCACACGGGGTTTGTCACAGCAGTCGACGCGGACGGTACGATCCACACGTGCGAGGGCAACACGAACCCTGGCGGGTCAGCAGAGGGCGACGGCGTCTACGCGCGCACCCGGCGGCGCTCCGAACTCATGGGGTTCATCGACCTGTCAGCGGAGGCGGCGCCACTCGCGGCGTGACCCAATGCCACCCCGAACGCGAAGACCGTCACGGGCCGCGGTCGACGCGCTCGTAATTAAGGGACTGCCGATCGTCAAGCAGGTGGCCAGCCAACAGGCCCGACGCTTGCCCAAGTTCATCGACGTGGACGACCTACGATCTGCCGGCGCCATCGGCCTGATCGAAGCCGCCCGGGCCTTCGACCACAGGCGCAACGACAGTTTCCGCAAGTTCGCCCGCCACCGCATCCGGGGCGCGATGCTCGACGACATTCGGAACAAGGACAGCCTCTCGCGCGACATGCGGCGGATCTCGAACCAACTCCGCGACGCAACCCGGGCGTTCATTCACACGCACGGACGCGAGCCAGGAGCGCCGGATCTCGCTGCCGCCACGGGGATGACCCTGGACGAGTTCCACGCGACCGAGAAGAAGCTATCGGGCTGGTCGGTAGTCGGCCTGGACGACGCTGACGACGACTTCTTCCGTCGGACCCCGGACGAGAACTCACCCAACCCATTCGACGAGGCCGCCCGGCTTGAACTGTGCGCCGCCCTCGACGCCGCCGCTTCGACCCTCCCCGACCGCACCCGCGCCGTCCTGGCCATGTACTACCGGGAAGGGTGGACGATGCTCCGAATCGGGGAGTCCATCGGGGTCACCGAGTCGCGGGTTTGCCAGATGCTGCATGAGGCCCACGCGTTGATGCGGGTGGAGTTGGAGCGGGCGGGAATCGACGCGGCGGCGTGATAAAATGTGACCCATGTCGACCGGCACAGACTTCTACCGCCAGCGACTCGCCACGGCGAAATGGTCATGGCGCGAAGACCACGCATGGCATCAAGGTAAGTTCGCCAAGGACCGGTCGTCTGGCCGAGCCGAGAAGCGGGGCGCGCGACAGGTGCAACGCCATGAGATCTCCAACGACAACGCCGACGTGAGCGACGTGCTGTCCGGAGATCCATGCCGTAACGGAACCTGTGCATTCTGCCACGACGGCGGAGACGAGACGGACTTCGAGCGAACGCGGATGGCGGCTGCGCAGCGGGGCGCGATCTAGTGGCTATGGTCAGCAAGACCAGCAGCGGCATGAGCCACGCGCGGCACCGGTCGCAGGTGTTCCATGGCTACGGCATGCTTCGCCGCCCGGATCCGCGCTGGCAGGTTGAGCGTCGATATGTACGGATCGGTCCGCTGCAGATCGAGCCGATGTTCGAATCCATCGCAGAGTGCATGGCATGGCAAAAGCGCACGCGATTCGGACGCAATCGGAGCGCATGAACGTGGCGGACGCGGAAGATGGCGAGCCGGGGCGCCGGTACAAGTGGCAAGAGCGCCGTAACCGTAAGTATAGGCACAGCAAAGATCGTCCTACGAAGGAATTCAGGGCAATTGTCGTTGCGAGAGATGGCCATGCCTGCCGGATTTGTCGGAGAAGCTTGTCCACCGATGAGATCACGCTGGATCATGTCGTCGAGAAGAAGAACGGCGGACAACCAACGGTGGATAACCTCCGGGTGACATGCAAGCCATGTAACAACCGACGGAGCAACCCGAGGGGGCTTCCGTTCAAGGTAAAAGGAATGCTCAAGCGACTTGAGACTTGGGCGCGGCTAGAAGCGCAGGTCAGGCCGGGCGGTCTATCTCCCATTCGATAGCGCCGCGCATCAGAAACCAAAAGCGGGAGGCATTCACATTTCCGGTTGACCACGCCGTAAATGAGTAGTAATAAATTACTCATGGCGACGGTGGAACTCACGGACTCGGCGAAGGCGGACTTCGACTCCCTGCCGGTCGGCATTCAGGCCCGCGTCGCCAAGGTGTTCATCCGCCTTCGCGCGTGGCCGGTGGTCTCCGGCGCCAAGCCGCTGCGCCACAACCTGTCCGGCTCCTACCGCATTCGCACGGGCGACTACCGGGTGGTCTTCCACGTCACCGGGACCGTCGTCACCATCGACCGCATCGACAACAGGAAGGACGTGTACAGTGTCTGACATGGCCGCTACTCCGCTCCGACTGCACAACCGGGACTACGTGATCTTGCCCCGGGCCGAGTACGAGAAACTGGCCGGGGTTCAGCCCGGCACGACCGACGCCGTCGCCTACGCTACGGCAAGCATCGCCCGCGGCATGCGGGCCGCCCGGGAACACGCCGGGCTGTCTCAGGCCGAACTGGCGAAGAAGATCGGGAAGAGTCAGTCCGCCGTCGCCAAGGCCGAGGCCGGGGACTTCTCCCCGAGCGAGAAGTACGTCAACGCCGTCCTGAAGGCTTGCGGGCTCCCGAAGGACTGGAAGCCGGGGAAGGAGGGGAAGTGATGCCTATCGATACGGACGCACTATGGGACGCGTTCCGCGACGCTCACCGGCATGACGAGACGTGCGACATCATGGATGACATCCCTGTCCTGCTGAAACAGGTAGCCACCGACGCCATGGCAACTGCGTATGAGCAGGCCGCGCAGATGCTATCCGGGGCGTGCGACTGTCCGACCTGCACGTGCCTCAACGAGATGGCCGAGCGCATCCGCGCTCTGAAGGAGAAGACGCCATGACCCTGCTTGAACGTGCGCTCGAACTTCTCAAGGAGGACCAGCCAGAAGAAGACTGCACATTCTGGCGCGCTGGGGGATGCGGCGACGGGACGTGCTGGCGGTGTCGACGCCGCGCCGTGCTTGAAGACGCCACCCGGACCACCCAGGCCGAGCCGAGCGGGGATGCGAGGGAGGCTGCGAAGCGGTTTCTTGAAGATGAGGCCGGTTCTGGCAAGGCGTCACTGGCAATCAAGCCGCTGTGGCTGCGCCTTGCCACCGCCTTCGAGGCATACGCCGCCACCCGGGCGCCGGACTCGAATGATGTGATCGAGCGAGCGGCACGATCGATGCGGGAGCGGGCTGCCGCCGAAGTCGACATCTGGTGCCGAGAGAATTTTGCGACCGCTCCGGGACTGGCGGACGCCATCCGTGCCCTCCCTGCGTCGGAACCTCCGCCCGCCGAATCGGATAAGCCGTGACCACGATCGCCACCAGGCGCACGCAACCCGACCTCCCTGTCTGACAGAAGGAGACACTGATGAAGTACGACCGCGAACACGGAAAGTACACCCTGGGCACCGGCCGCGAGTTCCGCGCGAAGGGGAATGGGGTGATCGGAATCGGACCGCGCACCTCAGGTGAATGGCTCATCACATCGGGGTATGACGAGGGGATGGACGGCGTCGTCCCGTTCCAGGGCTACCCCGGTGAACCTGCCTTCACGGACGACGAGCGCCGCGAGATTGCCGAGGAGATGATCCGCAGGTGGGCAGAGTGGGGCGACATCGGCTTCGGCGCGGGAATGCCCTTCGGTCCCGGTGGAGCGAGCAAGGATTCTCCCGCTATCGGCCCGGCCGTCGGCGGTAACGGCGTCATCGTTGTCCCTGCAGCGGTCGTCGAGTCCATGGGCGCCGGAGGTGCTGGTGGCGGTGGACGCGTTCAATTCCCAGCAACGGACGGCGACGCCCCTGCGTTCCAGGCGCCGGTGCCAATGGAGGACATCCCCGGTGGATCAGCGACCTGGTCTGCCATCGGCGGTAACGGCAGGGCAGAAGGAGTCTTCGATAGCGGATGGGGAGGCGGCGGAGACGGAACTAAGCGTTAACCGATCGGACGGGTACGCACCAACAACGCCCCGCGTCTGACAGAATTTCCGTCGTCCACCGTCGATCCTTGACCGTCGCGTCACAATCGACCGACGCTCGGGAAGAATCCTGTCAGACGGTCGTTCCCGTCCGCGTACATGGCGGACGTGACGATCCGAGGGGCGGCCGAGGTGCCCGGTTCCGGCCACTACGTCAAGACGCTGGACGGGCTCCGGGCGGTCTCGATCGTGGGGGTCATGATCTCGCACGCCGTGGACCCATTCCGGCACCCGCTGCTGGCGAGCCTCGGCCACACGGGGGTGCTGATCTTCTTCGCCATCAGCGGCTACCTGATCACGACTCGGCTGATGGAGGAGCACCGGAAGACGGGCGGGATCTCACTGCGGGACTTCTACGTGCGACGGGCCTTTCGCATCCTGCCGCCCGCGCTGCTCTACCTGGCCACCGTCTACGTGATGGCCCGGGCCGGGTTGCTGGCCTGCAGCCTGCCGGACATCAAGAGCGCGGCGTTGCTCTACATCAACTACCTTCGCGTGGGCGATGAGGGATGGCGGGTGGGCCACTTCTGGTCGCTGTCGGTCGAGGAACACTTCTACCTTGTCTGGCCGGCGTTGCTGGCCTGGGTCGGGGTCAAGAGAGGGGCAAGGGCTGCCTTGGTCGCGGCGCTGTTCATCGGAGCCTGGCGCATCGTGGACAACAGGTTCCATCTCGTCGCGGCGCTTCTGCCGGGGCAGGGAACAGACCCGATCCCGTACCGGACGGACCTCATCGCCGATGCCCTGTTCTGGGGGTGCTGCCTGGCGTTCGTCGTCGGGGCGCGGAAGTGGGAGATCGGCCCCGTGGCCTCGAACGTCATCGCTGTAGGGGCGCTCGGGATGCTGGTGGCGCTCGTGTTCAGGCACGTCAACCACGTTGCCTTCCTAGTCCACTTCCTGCCCGTCGTCATGCTGGGGGCGATCGTGGTGGCCCCTGGATCTCCCATCGGAAAGCTTCTAGAACTCGCTCCCTTGCGCATGATCGGCCGCCTCTCCTACAGCCTCTACATCTGGCAGCAGCTGTTCCTGGGCGGACCGAATCCGAAGCTGCTGCCCTTGCCGTGGTCATTCGGGGCCGTGTTCTGCTTCGCGGTGGTCAGCTATTCGCTGGTCGAGCGGCCCAGTATCAAGCTCGGGAGGCGGTTCGCGGGCGCGCCCCACGTCGCCGCCTCGCCGGCCCTGCCGACCGTCGGGGCATGACCATGCCGGCCGACCCCCACCCGCACTGCGACCAGTACTGGAACTGCGGATCGATGGACTGCCCGCAACCCCGCCTGCCTGCCCCTCCTCCGCGCGGATGGCGGGGACTGATCCGGCGGTCCGCTGACATCGCACGGGGCCTGCTGTCCGCTGGCCACGGCCCGGTCGTCAGGGTGGGGCACCCGAACTGCCCAACGGGTAAGTTTCTCAGGCCGTCGCGTTAGTCGACTGGCTCCTCTGCCTCCCGGCGCAGCTGCTCCAGTCGAGCTCGCGCCGATGGCGCGCCACGCTCCGCGCCCATCTCCAGGCAGCGCGGGCACGTCACGTACCGCCATTCCCGGGTGACCGGAGTCGAGGCGTCCGAGCTGGCGCACAGCACCCGCGGCGGGTCACCGACGTCCCCGTAGTGGATGGGCAGGTAGGACGGGCGGCCGGCTTGGGCGGGGTTCACGCCCGCCAGGCTAGCGCGTCGCGTCCGAATCGACACCGGCCACGATTGAATTAGTAGACGAAATCAAACGAGGCGAGTAGATTGGTTTCTGTCAGCACGGAGCTGGCGGACCAAAAAAGGAGACACCATGGAACTCAACGCGTCATACACGGACACCAACGGCAACCAGATCGACCTGACGGGCGCGACCGTCGAGGAGATCGCTCAGCAGCTCGGCGAGGACGAGCGGGTCAATCTGACCGTGCGCGACGAACAGGGATCGGTGCGCGGCTGGGTACACGGGCGCAACGACTGGCGGGCGCAGTAGGTCGGACAGCGAGAGAGGGAGACGACGATGCTGACCAGCGAGATGGTTCGGGTGGTGATGGCTGGTGGTCAGATTTCGGACACGGACATCCGTCGCGGGGCCTACGGGATCGAGAACTACTCCCCACGTTTCGGCGAGGGCGGGTATACGCAGGGAAATGCCCGCGAGTATCAGGCGGCGCACACCGTTCTGCGTGCCCGCCTGCGCCAGTTGGAGTCCGGGGCGGCACTGTCCGATGCCGACGTCGCCCGCGTGATCCGGTCGGACAACGCCAGCATGCTGGAGGACGACGCCCAGGATGCCGAGGATCGCGAGGACCTGGCCGGTGCCGCCCGGTTGCGCGCTCGAGCGGCGGCGATTCGCAGCGAGTCGGTCTGACCCATGGCCTATCTGAAAACGACAATCGGCAACATCGAGTACGGCGCCGAACAGCACCGAGGATCGGCGAGCGGCCTGTTCCATCGTGGACGGGACGGTTCCTGGGTCCAGGATCGCGGGACCGGGCAGACGCCAACCTGGACGACCGAGGAGTCATTCCGGCGCTGGCTCCTGCGGCAGCTCCGCGAAATGGACGTCGCCATGGGCGAGCGGCCCCGCGGCGGCGCCCGGTCCGGCGCCGGGCGACCTGTCACGGTGGGCAGCGGCTCAGGGAAGCCGATCTCGTTCAAACTCCCGCCCGACGTACGTCAGCGGGCGGAAGCTCGCGCGGCGGCAGCCGGGATACCGGTCGGCGCGCTAGCGCGAGACGCGCTGCTGGCGCTGCTCGACGGTCGCATCACGCCCGCCTGAGCCGCCGGCAGTCGCAGGGCCCGGGCGGCTCTTCGTGGACGCTGCAGCTCGGGGCGTGAGGCCCGTCCAGGTCGCACCGACGGCACCGGCATGACGACTCGGCTTCCAGGGCACCCAGCGTGGGCTCTGCGGGGTGTTCGTGGCCCGAGTATGGGCGTGGTGCTTCATCGGGCATCGGTGCAGCCTGGAACAGGGGAAGGCGGCCGGCAAGCCTCAGGCGGGCCGGATGCTGGTGGCTGCGTGCTCGTAGAAGTTCAACTTGCCCCACTTCCGTTTCGTGTGACCCTTGAACCACGCCAGAAACTCCCGATAGCACCGGCCGCACCGGGCCACGTCGAACCGGCGATCGTAGTCGCCAGTCGCCGGGTGGAATGGGCCGCGGCAGCACGAGCACCTCATGGGCCCAGATAAGGATAGCCGATGAACATCTCGACGGCGCCAGAGCACACGCCTTCGAGGTGGTTCCGGTCGGGCTCCCTGGGCAGGGTGCTCGCGTCGTAGTAGGTCCGCAACTCGGTCTCGGTGGCGGTGGCCCACTCCATCAGCCGATCGAACGTCCACGCGCCGTTCCGAATGGCCAGCAGTTCGTCGGCGTCGGGACGCTTCACGATTACCTTGCCGTCGCGCAGGATCTCGATCGCCATGCGCATGAGCCTGACCAGGTGCATGCCGTGCTTGGTGTCGTAGCCGTTCGCGCGCTCCAGTTCAGCGCGTGCAGGGTTTCGCCCGGCCCTCCACTGCTCGTATTGCTTCCAGTTTCGCATCGCCGCCCCGTAACGGCGCTCCGCGATGATGATCGGGATCAGGTTGGGCGCCAGATTCAGGTCCCGGACCGCCTGCTCGACCATTTCAGGATCGGCTTCCTCGACGCGGTCTTTCGTGAAGCCTTCGCCGCCTAGCGTGTCTTCGGTCTTCCGGATCCGAGCCTCGATGACGCCGAACTGCTCCTTCTCAAGCGTCGACGACTCGGGCAAACCGAAGTCCGCCCGCTCGGGCTTGGCCGCCGGCGGGCTCAGCAGCCATCTGCGGTGCGTCTTGATCCGCTTGAGCTGCGACATTGCGTAGCCACTGAAGGTGTGCATTGCCTTCTTCGACAGGAACGCTTCGCGGAAACGGTGGATCACGTTCGTCCACACGTTCACCGAGACGAACCAATCCGACTCGTCGGTGAACAGAAGCTCGATGATGTTCGGGTTGCAGTCGGCCGCCAGGGCGAAGAACTTCCGGATATCGTAGATCACCACGTCCGGGTTCTTTGTCTCGGCCTGTTCGAAGCGACTCGCGAACCCGTGGAAGTATTGCCGCGGCGGGATGGCGATCCCACGGAAGTCCTGGTCGGACGTGGCGATGTTGGTCCCGTAGGCGTGCGACCCGGAGCGCGTCAGGAAAATCGTCGACCGCTTCAGCCAGTCGAGGTTCCCGGTGTACCACTCGAAGCTGAGCATGTTCAGCCCGCGCGGGCCGGTTTGCCAGGGAGGGGGCGGCGCTGGCGCCTGGTCGCTCATGGTCGTCTCCCGTTCGCCAGTCTACGCGCGCGCCGCTCGGCGGTCACCGCGCCATCTCTCCAGTGTAGACGAAGCGGTTGATGTACGCTCGGTCAGCCGTGAACGTCGGGATGTTCTCGTCCGTCTCCCATTTTGATCGCGGTGTCCCGTCGACTTCGGTCTCAACCCGCCTGACGACGGTTCCGCGCTTCTGTGGAAGCGGGATATCGTTCCAGTTGATCCCGCGCTGGCTGAACAGCATCTCCTGGAGCGCATCGCAGTTGACGCCGTGGATCTCCCGGGCGCTGAAGTTCGCCTGTGCGAGAGACTGGATCGAGTTCCTGACCGCGTCCTGCTGGCGCCAGATGAAGTAGTTCACCACTTCATGCAGGGGCAGTGAGAAGACCCGGGCGTCGAACACCGCCCCCGCCTTGTCCGGGTATGCCGCGGCAATCGAGCGGTTGAACGCCACAGACGCGAACGACGCCCCCACGCTGACCATCTTCTGAATCTGCGCGTCGAACCAGGCCTCGGTGTTGATCTGGGCATAGTCAAGGATCAACACGCTGATCTCGTCCGACTGGACGTACGCCAGCGCCGCTCCTTGGATCTCCTCGCAGAGCCGGTGAGCGGTGGCGTCCATCGCCGCGACCAGGTTCGGATCCCATGGCTTGGCCATGCCGCGGGTCAGCGAGTGAAACGCTTTGCCGTCGACGCGCAGAAGCGCCGGGCAGCGACGCATGAGACGCGCGCGGGTCACCGCCTCGTATTCCTTCATCCGGTCACCGAGGGAGTCCTTCGTCACGATCGCATCCTCCTGTCAACTGGCCGCCTCATGCCACCTTCTTCCGCGCGTCCACCCACGGCGTGTTGAGCAAGGCAATTGTCCGCTCCACGTCGGCATCGACGATGCCCGTCTCGAAGTCCGTGTTGACCAGGCGGTCGGTTAAGTGCTCCATGTCGGAGTCATCGTCCAGGATCACGATGGACTCCGGCGGTTCCTCAAGTGCATCGATCCATGCCTGGATCTCGAGACCGCGATACGTCTGCAGATTCGGCGTCATGCCGACGACGTGGCCGGCAAAGCCGACGTTGTCGAGGAAGCCAACGATGTCCTTCATGGAGTCGAGGATCCTCCAGGACGACGAGATAACTACCTTCGCGCCCGTCGCCTCGACGATCCGATTCACCCGCGCCACGGCGTACCAGTCGAGCATGTAGCTGTCATCGCCGATCGAACCGCCATCGCGTTCAATGCTGCGCCGTCTCGCGTGGGCGTCTTCGAGGAACGGAGCCGAGTTTAGGACGCCATCGAAATCCAGAAACAGGTACTTCATGCGACCTCGCGGATCAGAATCTCAACCCGCGGGTTCTTCGGGTCCGCGTCCAGCCGCGAACCGTCGAAGCGAACGATCTGCTTGTCGTTCGCTACGATGCCCGCCCGCTCAATGGCGTCGCAGACGGCCGCCAGGAAGTTCCCCAGGTCCCCGACCCGCCGAGTCCGGTAGAACACGGCTGCCATCGACACCTGGCCAGTCAGCGGCGCCCGCCCGCGCCAGGCCGCGCGGAGCTGCAAAACGGCGCTCGTCTCCCACGCCTTCGCCTGCTTGCTTTGGACGATGAACGGCTTACCTGTCTTCCGGTTGCGGAAAACCCTCTGGCTGTTCTTCTTGGTGACCGGCGGGCCGAGGACGGAGCAGGCGAAGCCTGGCCTGCCTACTTCGTCCTCGACCTTTGCCGCGCCTGCCGTGTCTCGCCGAATCGCTCCGAGCGGTGACACACCAAGCCTTGACATGCCATGCCTGCCGTTCCATGCCAGTTGCGCGCCTGCACCGGCCACGCCGCGTTCGGGCCTACCCAAGCCATGCCCGTGAATCTGTCGCCCGGTCTTCATCGCCAGTCCTGGTCCTCGTCCATCAGCCGCGTCAGCCGACTCGGCCGCCCCGGGTCCCGATCCACCCGCCGGATCGCCAGCACCAGCAGCGCGACGCAAGCCAAGTAAGCGAGGGCGGCTGTCACGGCTTCGGGTCCTCCGAAGGGCTCGCGGGACGCATCTGTCCGCCAAGCATTTGCGCGAGAACCGGCGGATACGCTTCTCCGATGGCGTCAAATGCCGCCGCGCACGTGAGGCCGTCTCTCAGTAAGGCGGAGTAAGCGCCGTATGCACGCTCCTCTAGATCGAACCGCGTGGGCGTTATTCCGCTCGGCCGGCTCAATCTCGATTCCATCACAGCCAGTCGATCCTTGGCGCGCGCGACCCGGCGGGCCATCTCTTCGCGTGATGCGCCGCCCTTCAGCGACTCCAGGAGCGCGGCGAAGCTGTCCTCGTCGAGTGATTCAGTGGGAAGGATCGGCCGAGCCATTACCGCCCACCGTCCTTGCGGGGTGCCTTGGTGGCTCGGTCGATGGCCGCCGCGTCACGCTGCTGGTCCACAACCGTGAACCGCTTCTTTACCGTGCCTCGCGTGGTCATCCCGGCTGCCATCAGCCCCTCGGGAACGAAGCTCACCTCCCACCGTCCTTCCCCGCCGCCCCGGGAGCGTCCGCGCCGCTGCGACCCCACTTGCGGGCCAATTCGGCGACGACCCCGCCGAACCCACGTTGCGCCAGTTCCGACAGGACTTCGTTCTCTCGCGCCGCGACGGCCGCCTTGATGGCGTCGGCCTGGGCGGCACGCATCGCATCCAGGTCGTCAGCAAGCGCAGCAATGACGCTCTCGTGATACCCGACCGCCTCGAAGGCGAAGCCTTCCCCGCTGACGATGACGGGCTTTCGGCACTCCGAGATGACCGCGTCGATGTGCTCCTGCTCGGGTCGAATCACTTGCCCACCTCCCCGCCCGCACCGCTGGCCGTCCCTGTGCTGGTGGGGAGGCGTTCGATGGCGTTGGCGATGTTCCGTGCCGTTTCGCACCCGTCGATGTGATTGCAGTGGTCGTCGCAGTGCTCATCCCGTGCCACTTTCGCGCACTCGGTTCGCATGGCCAGCACGCGGGCGTCGGCTTCGCGCTTCCACCACTCGCTGTTCACCTGGCGGTCGGCGATGGCCGCGTCGCGGTCTTTGCGTAGCTGCTCGACCTCGGCGCTGGCGGCGTCGCGTTCACCTTCGACGAGCCGCTTATAGGACTGGCAGCATTCCTCGCGGTCACGTCGCTTCGCCTCGGCAAGCTCGGCCTCCAGGGCGCGCGCACGTTCGGCGCACTGATGCAGCGTCAAGGTCGGGCGTTTGCCAATTGTCGTCGACCACCTGTCTATCTGTTCCGACAGCGGC